ACCGGCCTGGCGAGTCCACGCACGTCCACAGGTTCGGGCGATAAACAGACCATGAATTGTTCGCGCCCATCGTGACGATGCCGCGTGTGTTCAGTTGCGTAAGGTCGTGTTCTGCCAGGGATGGTCCCGAGAGCACGAGGAACGCGCTGCGCCCGCAATAGAAGTTCGAGAGCGAGACGCTGTCGAAGTCGGTCGTGTAGAGCCGCACCCCACTCTTTGCGGGTCGTTTCAAATGTAAGCCAGCCTGCAATGCCCGTCCGGGTCCGTCTGGTCCAGGAACATCGTCTCGGCCTGCGTCAGCGCGTCGATGCCGAGCGCGGTCCCCGCGCCGTCGGCGTAGTTGTTGTTCCCGGCCACGAAGAACGCCGCGTTGCTCAGGAACTCGGCCCAGAAGACGTCGTTGAGCTTCAGAGCGCCGCCACGACCAAGCCGGCGCGGGACGGCGGTGAGCGCATCGAGGTCGTCATTGATCAGATCCCGGCGGTCGATGCCGAACATCCGGCCGTACGTCTTTGCCTGGTTCGTGTACGCCGTCTCGCCGACCGTTGCGTGCTTCAGCTCGCCGCCGGGCGCGATCTCCTCGTAGACGAAGCCGCCCGTGAGCGAATAGCTGGAGACCTGCTTGAAGTCGCGGACCGAGCGGATGGCCGCGATGTCACGCCACGAGGATTCGACGGCTTCGAAGCCCGCGCGCAGGAACTTGTTTGCCACGTTCGAGAGGATGCCCGGCAGGCTCATCGTGCTGAAACCGCCCCCGCCCCCGCCCCCGGCTGCCTGCACATCGGTGAACGCGAACTGAAGGAGGCTCTTGAGATCGCTCCGTCCGAAGCCGCGGTAGCCGTTGGCCTGCGCGAAGATCAGCAGCGTCTCGCAGAGACCCAGGCCGTGCCGGTACTCGCGGCTGGCGGCGTCGAGCGTGCGCTCGTTGAACTGGGCTTCGAGCGACTGGGTCTCCAGTCCGCCGGCGATGCACAGCGCGGCCTCGATGATCGAGCCCTCGATGCGCTCGCTCTGCGGGCGCGGTCCGCCAACACCCTCGTAGGAGCGGCCGATTCGCAGGAACTCAAGTTGGAGCTTCTCGGGCTTCCATCCGGCTTCAAGCGCGGCGTGCGCGAGCCGGCCGAGATCGTCAGCCAATTCCGGGCGCTGCGCGAGCACCTCGGCGGTCATCGCCTGGATGCGCTGTCGGCGATCGGACTCCGCCCGGGCGCGAGCAGTGATCTGGTCGATCTCGGCAGCGGGATCGCTCGCGGCGATGTTGCTGTTGCGATCGCGCCTCCCGAGGCGCGCTCCGACTCGGCCGACAACGCCGTCCCTGCAGGAATGAAGGACGAGGACGATGACACAGAAGACTGATGTCCCCGACATCCCCGGAATCCTCGCGATCGACTGCGAAGTCGCGATCGAAGCTGCGGCGTCATCCACCGACGTGGGCGACGGCGCTGAGCGATCGGTACACGACGCCGTCGAACTCAAAGCCGTCCGGCAGGATGGTCACGTGGTACTCGTGTCCCTTGAACACCCGCGTCAGCACGGTGCCGGGCGGCGGGATGCGTTCGTCGTGCCGGACCGCCATGGTGCCGGTGACGACGATGCCGTTTTGATCCCGCGCGATGGGAGCGAGAGGCGGCCGGAGCCGGAGGTCGGCGTCGCGGGCGAGTTCGTGCGCTCGCTCGCGGGAACGCTCGATCGCCCGCGTGGCCAGGTCGCCTTCGGCGATCGCTTGGATGCGCCAGGCGACGCGCCGCAGTAGCCACTGGCGATTGCCGGACCGCGCTGGTTCGTCGAACACCTCGGCGTAGCGCCGTTGGAGTTGCCCGACCGACATGCGGTCGAGCACGGCGATCTGCTGTTTCACGTTCTCCGTCGTGATCTCCGTCATGCTTGCTCTCCGACCTTGGGCTCGTTCCGATCGGGCGGGACCCGGGGGTCGCCCGTGTGGACACTGAGCCTCGAGGTCGCAGAGAGTGCAAGTCCATCAACGGCAGAATCTTCGGAGTCGGCCGATTCGGCGGGAGGTTCCGCGCGAAGTGCGATCGACCGGGCGATTCCGGTGGCGATCAGCCCGGCAAGTTCCCGGTGCCGTTCGGTTGCCGACATGCGGTCGGCGCGCAATGATGCCGTGCGCGGCGTCGCCGCGGTGCGTGTGCGTCCCTGCATTGATGTGCCCTCGTGTCCGCTGCTGTAAACGGGTGGGTTGCTACCCGCCTATATCTGCAGCCGGGCGGAGGTTGTCGCATGGATGCTCAGAACAAGCCGCCTTGATCATGAACGAAGAGGGCGGCGGCGCGGTCACTCGCATTGCGGCACCGGCATCATCGCAGGCGCCGGGGCGCCGATCGCCATGCCCGTCGCCGTCGCCGCCCTGGCTTGCTCTCCAAGGGATCTACGACACCATTTGATGTGAGCTGGTCCTTCTGCTGCATTTGCTGCACCCGTCATGGGGCCACTTCGAAACCCCAATCCACCCAAGTCTGCGAGTGCTTATCGAAGTGTCCCGGTGGCAATGCGATTACGAGTAGATGCCGTGCGCGGGTCATTGCCACATACGCCAGACGTCGATCCTCCGAGTTGTCTTCTCCTTGCACCGCCTCCATCACAGAATTCCAGAATCGCGTACTGCCGATGACAAGCACCGCGTCAATGCTCTCGCCCTTCACTTGGTGAATCGTGTCCTGGCGCACGGACGGAAACTCATCGACCGACTCGAAGAGGGGCAGCGCCTTCTGTCCGGCGGAGAGCCCCGTTGCTTTGATCTGTTGCCCGAGCTTTACATCGCACTGCAAGCCCATCTCGTCGATCAAGCTCGCCAAATGCGTTCGCATGGAGGCGATCCATGCATCGCCAAGGTGGGATACCGGGGTGAGTCGGTCCGGGTCTTTGACAAACTTCCAGATTGCCAATGCCACAGCCATGCGCTCGGGCGCATTTGTGTCGGCATTGATGCGCTCCCACACTGGATCGTCACCCGTAAGTTCTCGCACGATACGTTCGACGCTCTGGAAGGCCCCGCGGTAGTCGCGCTGGGAATCACGAAGAAACGCAGCTGTCGCCAACTCCTTCGTCTTGCCTTTGAGGTTGGTGTAGTTCACCTTCCCACGCAGAGATTCAAGCTGTCCGTGCGCTCGGCAGACGACAGCAGCAGAGTCGATGCTCACTTCGGCTTGATCTGTGAGACGTTGGAGAGCCGCTACGCCATCGGAGAATGTCTTCGATGTCTCTTTGATCACAAATGCCCGGCGCCATTCGTTTGCTCCATCACCAGACCCGGTGAAACATGCGTTCCCGCCCACGTTACGGACGGCAGCAGCGATCTGGTTATTGCAACGAAACGACTGACTCAGAGGCTTCTCTGGAATGGACCACTTCTCCTTGAGGTTTGGCAACGAAGTAGCGTCCGCCATGCTGAATTCGTAGATGCACTGATCCGGGTCACCGATGAGCGTAATCCGAGTGCCCTTGTCTCTTAGGAAGTTCAAGAGGACAAGCAACCACGCATTCGAGTCCTGCGCTTCATCAACGATAATCTCGGGGAAGCGCCTGGCGAGCAGCCCTGCGATGTGAGGCCTCTTGAACAGAAGCGTGCATGCCCAGAACACGCGCTGGGCGTGCGTATAGAAGCCAAGAGATAGAAGCTCCTGGACAGGATCGTTGGCACCGGCAATGGGCTGGTTCCCAAAAGTGTGTGAGGTCTTGAAGCGGCACTTGGTGCCTTCCGGATAGGGGATGATCTCCCATGCCGGAACGGGGATCTTCCGATTGCCCTTGCCGTCCCTCCACGCATGCAGTGCCTTGTTCTTCCAGTCACCTGGGCGCGGACCCGGGAACAGCTTGGGCCGCCTATTCGCTCCAGTGATAAGATGGCCGAACGGTGCGAGAATGTAGCGTTCGACGAACGAGTCGAACGTGCCGACGTAGTTGGGGTCGGAGAGGAGGTCCCTACGCCCCACTTCGATAGTGGCGGCCTTGAACTCGCGGATGGCGGCATTTGTGAACGACAGGAGGGCGAGTCCGCCGACAGGGTGAGGCCAGTTGGCTGCCCTCCAGATGAAGCGGCGACATGAGGTCCACGTCTTACCACTTCCGGGGGATGCACGCAGAAGGAACTCCAACTCCTCCGCGAAGATCGCGTCGCGCTGTTGGTCCGTCGGATTCTGGGCGCGTATCGCATCCCGTAGTTCTTCAGTCGATCGCATCGTCCGCCTCCTCAGCGAGTACCCCCAGGTACTTGAGGGCGTCGCGGATGTACTTGGGTACAGCGTTCGGCGCGAGTCCAGTGTCCTCCAAGATCGCTGCAAACTCCTGCGCAAACCGACCCTTCGATACTTTTGTGGCCAGGAACAGCTCTAGGAACTTGCTCGCTTTGTCGTCTGGCGCATCAACTGCTTCTAGCGCGGCCTCGAGCTCGACTCCCTTCCTTGGATGAAGCACCTTGAACGCCGCAGTCATGTGCGGCAGCATGGCGGCGGAGCGAGCGAGTTCATGCTCGAAGGTAATCGTTGACATCTCGACTCGCAGGTTGCGCACATTTGCTTCCTGGTCCTTCAATCCTTTTGCTGTGTCCGATGGCTTCTCTCCGACCTCGGCCGCGTCACCGTCTGTGAGAATGACGACCGGCACACGAAGCCGGTCCTCTCCAAACAAGGGAATGAACGCGTTGAAGTTGATCCCGTCTGCGTTCAACACGGTCACGGCCGACTTTTTCAGATTGCCACCGGCTATTCTGGTCAACACAGGAAGCAGCAGCGCCTCTGCAATCCCCTCGACCATCAGAATGCGCCTTGCGAAGAACAACTCGCCGCGCGTCGCGTCGAGATACCGCTGCAGCTTCTTCTTGATCTTGTCCTCAATGCCAATCATGCAGACCGACACGGCGGACACCTTGTTGTAAGCCTCGTGCACCGACACGACAGAATCGATCGGGGCTTGGCTCGCCAGGATGGGAGAGTGGCTGCTGGCGATGACCTGCACCTCGTTGCCTTCTTGATTGCTGGCGACCTCCGCCAAATGCCTGAGAAGGAGCATCTGCAATTGTGGATGCAGGTGCGCTTCGGGCTCCTCAACGAGGATTGATCGGAATGAGAACTGGGCGCTCCGGCGGAGTGTGCCCAGAGTCGCCGATGTGAAGATCAGGTTGTTGTAGCCGAGCCCATTGAGCGCGAACGGGAGCCCATCAATCTGAGGCTGCAATCCCGCGATGATGCGCCGGAAGGTCGGGTCAGTGAAGATCAACTCGGTCTTTTGAGCGAGCTCGCCACCGGCGATAGCAGTCATCTGCGCATTGATATCGCCTCTGGCATCTTCGACCGGCTTCAGTTTACGGATCTCCTCGTTTGCTCTCTTGGCGATCACTTCGAAATCCGCGTGTTGTTCCTCCTTAGTGAGGCATTCGATGAGCCGGGACACCTGCGAGTGTTGACCGGGTCGCAGGCCTCGTTCTGGGTCACGGAGCGGCTGCAAATAGATCGTCGCAACTCGGTCGTAGTGATTCGATGGAAGTGAACCGCCTTCCGTTTCGCCTCCCCACATTTTCACATTGCAGCGGTTCGTCGTCTTATTGAACTCGACACGGGCATTGACCTGCACTTCGAACTTGCCATCACCAATATCGACGAGGCACTCTTGGAAGTGGACTTCGTCATCGTCCTCGAGTCCAGTGAACCTACAGGAGATTTCGATTGGTGCGTGCTCGGTTCCGGCCCGGAAGTCATCCTCGGTCAGCCGGAGAGACTCGAAGTCCCGGCTTGAGAACAACATGAGGCGGAGTGCATCGATGATCGTCGTCTTGCCAGAGTTGTTCTCCCCGACCAGCACTGTCAGCCCGCGCGGGAAGCTCACGGTTAGCTCGTCGATCTTCCGGAAGTTGTGTATCTGCAGTTCACGTAGCCACATCTATGTCCTCCGTTCTACCGTCGATACTCATGCTGTCACCGCCTTTCGTTGCTTTCCGAGTAGCGGCGTCTGCGAGGACGCTGTCGACCGCTCGGGGGAACGGATACACCGCCTGCTTGTGCGCATGGCTATTGAAGCTCAGGCTCTTCGCGCGAGCGTGCCCAAGCTGCCGCAGGCTGCTGAAGATCGCAGCCGCAGCTCCTTCTTCCGCGTTGATCGCGCGGAACTCGTGCTTGGCGCAATGCCGAGGCATACCGCGTGACGCATCCACACACTCAAGAATCGCACGTTCGAATTTGGTGAAGTGCATCGGATCGGTTCGTCCAGCGGGGCCAACTACGAAGGACGTCACGATCCGGCCCCCGATCGTACAAACGTGTAAACGGAGAGCGTGAGAGCGCGAGAGTCCGGGCGGGTTCGGCCCGGATTCGGGGCGTTCTGATCGGGCCCCTCGGCTCTCCGTCCAAAGCCGAGAGCGCGAAACCCTCGCGGCGGGGTCGCCAAGGGGCCAATCTGCGCCGCTCGCTCTGTAAACGACACGGCCCCCGTCGCCTTTGACGGAGGCCGGGAACTCCCCAGAACGAACCCTCTTCGAACCGCTCTCGGATCGTCCATCCGGTTTACCAGAGGTCCAGCATACGTCATCGCTGTTAAAGATGTTGGCGATCTGAGATCGCAGATGCCCACAAGGTGGGAAAATCCGCCAAATACTGCTAATGTCTGCTCAACCCCGTCGCCTTCGAACACTGGACAGGCACGGCGGTTTGGCGAATGGAACGGGCTTGCTCAGGAGATGATCATGGCGGCGCCATCCGAGGACATCATGACGATCGAGGCTCTCGCGGCGTATCTGCAGATCTCGAAGTCCACACTCTACAAGCTGGTCCAGGACGGCAGACTGCCCGGCCAGAAGGTCGGCAAGCGGTGGCGATTCCACAAGGAGGCGATCGACCAGTGGCTGAAACAGCACCCTGACGGTGTGAGGGAGACCGCATCTGAGAAGCCGAGGGACTCACCCAACTGGAAGCGGGAAGGAGCAGACGAATGAGCGATGCGAAACTCTTCCGAGTGGCCAGCCAGTATTGGGCGCATGCTTTGACCCTTCGCGGGTCCGGTGCCGACATCGCTGCGTTGTCGAGATCGATCGCCTACGCACAGGTTGAAACCCGAACACTGTTCACCATTCGCTGGAGGCTGCAATGAGCGAGACCAACATCGTCGTGCATGATCTGCAACGCCAAGTGGGATACCTCCAGCAATGCCTATCCAGCGACAAGAAGCCCATTGGCCTCTTTCTTGGAGCGGGATGCCCGATGGCGGTGCGGACGGGTACCGATGTGAAGCAGCCGCTTATCCCCGATATTGCCGGAATCACCAAGATAGTCTGTGACGAGTTGGCGAAGTGCAACGAGTGCGGTCCTCTGCTCACCACCGTACAGGGGCACTTCACAAAGGACGGACGCAGCAGTTCGACCATCGAGGACATACTTACTCATATCCGTGCGCTTCGGGCCGTCGCGGGCCAAGACGACGTGCGTGGGTTGTCCGCCCAGAATCTTGACCAGTTGGACGAAGGCGTGTGCAGGCTGATCCACCAGGTCGCCGATAAGACGCTCCCTAATGCTGAGACGCCATACCACCGGATCGCCGCGTGGGTCGACGCTGTACGCCGTGAGAATCCAATCGAGGTATTCACCACTAACTATGACCTGCTCATGGAGCAGGCCTTCGAGGATTGCTGCGTGCCCTACTTTGACGGCTTTGCTGGGGTGCGGAAGCCGTTCTTCGATCTTCGAGCGATGGAAGAGGACATGCTTCCTCCTCGATGGGCACGGCTATGGAAGCTGCATGGGTCCGTCAACTGGTATCAGGTCGCCAACAAGGGCGTGTTTCGCGGAACGACCTCAAACGATGGCGATCTGAAGCGAGTGATCCATCCGTCGCACCTGAAGTATCAGGAAAGCAGGCGGATGCCGTATCTCGCCATGATCGACCGGCTGCGAGCATTCTTGAAACAGCCCACCGCCACGCTCATCATCTGCGGGTATTCCTTCCGGGATGAACATATCAACGAGGTCATCGTTCAGGGACTGCAATGCACGCAGACCGCCGTCGCCTTTGCGCTGATGTTCGACAAAGCCTCCATGTGCTCACAGGCGATCCCACTGGCAGCCAATCGCCCCAATCTGAACGTTCTCGCGCGGGACGGTGGAGTAATCGCAGGCAAGGAATCCATCTGGCCGGAGAACGACGCTGAGGCGGTGTCATCAGACACAGGGCGGTGGGTAACGTGGATGCCCGTAGACCCGGCGAACGACAAGGTCAAATGGCGGGCCGAGTTCGCACTTGGGGACTTCGCTGTCTTTGGGCAGTTCCTTCAGGAGGTGGTTGGCGTGGTCCGACAGGCAATGGAGGTGCCCAGTGGCAAGTAGTCCAACCTATCTGGGGACCGTGCAAGACGTCCAGGGAGCGACGATCAGCATCGCCCTCGACAAGGACACAGTGTCTGGGTTGGCCTTTATCGATGGGCACGGATACCGCATTGGCCAGATTGGCAGCTTTGTTCGCATCGGGATTGGATTTGTCGACCTCTTCGGAATCGTGTCGCAAGTCGGCGCTGGAGCTGTTCCCGAAGCCTTGGCCAAGGTCGAACCGTACGGTTATCGTTGGCTGAAGGTTCAGCTCGTTGGCGAGGGTCAGCGATCAGGTGAGTTCAAGCGCGGAATTTCCCAGTATCCAACCATCGGCGATGAGGCCCACCTTGTAACTGAGCAGGACTTGACCCGTATTTATGGCAGGCCAGACGCACCGAACTTCGTCCGGATAGGCAACCTCGCAAGTGCGGAGTCCATCCCAGCCCTGGTGGATATTGATCGGCTCATCACCCGCCACAGCGCTGTCGTCGGCACGACTGGCGCGGGCAAATCCACCACGGTTGCCAATCTTCTTGCCGCGCTCTCTGATCCCGACCGGTTTCCATCGTCGCGCATCATCGTTCTCGACATCCACGGCGAGTACCACGCCGCGTTGAGTGATCGGGCAACGATCTTTCGGGTCAACGCAGATGAGAAACGAGGTGAGCAGCCGCTCTTTATTCCCTACTGGGCGCTGAGTCTTGACGAGCTTCTTCGTGTTACGCCGTTCCGGGGATTGAGTGATGCCGACCGCGCTGCTCTTGTCGAGAAGATCAAGCAGTTGAAACTGGCTTCTATTGACGCACAGGCACGCAACGGCGTCACGGCCGACACGATGACCGTGGATACGCCGATTCCGTTCAGCATCCACCGTCTGTGGTATGAGCTGCACCGCTACGTCTGTTCCACCCATAATGCGCCAGGAGCCAATCAAAGCGATGCCACAGAGGCCATTGAGCCCGGAACGGATGGACAGCCGATGCTCGGCGACATCATGAATGTGAATCCGCCGCGATACCGCCCGATTACATCGGGCGGCTCCAACCGCGTCTATCTCAGTGGTGCCCCGCTCAACATCCGCCGCCAGATTCTGGCCACGGAATCACTTCTGCGGGATACACGGTATGACTTCATGTTTCGGCCTGGCCCTTGGTGTCCCAATCCGACTCTTCAGACTCTTGATGCTCAACCCGCACAGGACCTCGATGCGCTGATTAGATCGTGGGTAGGCGGGGACAAGCCCATAACCATTCTCGATCTGTCCGGCGTTCCGGTGTCCATTCTGATGGACCTCATTGGCGTGCTCATCCGCCTTCTTTTCGACGCGCTCTTCTGGGCGCGCTACCTTCCCGAAGGCGGTCGAACACGGCCACTACTCTTCGTCCTGGAAGAAGCACACGCCTATCTCAATGCCGGGAACGAGGGTGCGGCTTCCGCTGCGGCCCGCAGGATTGTCAAGGAAGGCCGGAAGTATGGCCTTGGTGCAATGATCGTCAGCCAACGGCCAGCCGAAATTGATCCAACCATCCTTTCTCAATGTGGCACGATGTTCGCCATGCGGCTGGCCAACACCACTGACCGTTCCCATGTCACCGCCACGGTGAGTGACAATCTTGAGGGCCTATTCAACATGCTGCCCACCCTGCGTACCGGCGAAGCCATCATAGTTGGTGAGGCCGTCCATCTGCCCCTGCGCGCACTGATTGATGCGCCAGCCAAGAACCGTCGACCGGATAGCCACGATCCGAAGATATACGACCCAGATGCCAATGGCGGCTGGAATCGCAAGAAGCAAGCTGAGGATTACGCTCGCGTCCTTGAGAAGTGGCGAAGCGAGAATGCCCGTTGCACAAACAGTCCTGGAGGTAACCCATGAACAGAACGCCAGTGAGTTCGTCATACGCCGCTTCGGTCGGCTACGACGCGAACACAACGACTCTTGAAGTCGAGCATCACGACGGGTCCGTATACCAATACTTCGACATTCCAGAAACTGTGTATCGAGAGTTGATGCAGGCAAGCTCATTCGGGGCATTCATGCATACCGAAATCAGAGACCAATACCGATACACGAAGGTTTGAAAAGAATGACGAGACAGAACTCGAACTGATATGGATCGGCAACGAGATCGAAAGGAGCTTTGAAGAGAACTGATGAGCACCGAGTACCACAGCCAGTATTGGGCGCATGCCTTGACCCTTCGCGGGTCCGGTGGCGACATTGCTGCGCTGTCGAGATCGATCGCCAACGCACGAGTTGACCTGAATCCGCACCAAGTGGATGCGGCACTGTTTGCGCTGCGATCACCACTGACAAGGGGAGCGATTCTGGCAGACGAAGTGGGCCTGGGTAAGACAATCGAAGCAGGGATCGTCTTGGCACAGCGATGGGCGGAACGCCGACGGCGGATCCTCCTGATCATGCCCGCAATGCTTCGAAAGCAATGGCAACAGGAACTGTCCGAGAAGTTCTATCTGCCGTCCGTCATCCTCGATACCAAGATGTTCAATCTGGCGCGCAAGAATGGCACCGTTAACCCCTTTGAACAACGCGACAAGGTGATCATCTGCTCGTACCACTTCGCATCAGCGAAGCATGCCGAGATCGCACGGGTTCCGTGGGATCAAGTCGTGATCGATGAGGCCCATCGCATGCGGAATGTGTACCGCTCTCAAAACCGCGTCGATCCACTCGCGAAGAAGTCGATGGCCCACAAGATCGCCGATGCGTGTGGGCACGCGCCGCAACTATTGCTCACGGCTACTCCGCTGCAGAACTCCCTCATGGAGCTCTACGGACTGGTCAGCCTCGTTGATCCGCATGTATTCGGCGATGTGGCGTCGTTCCGTGAACAGTTTGTCAGGTCGACCGACACCGAACTCCGGGACACCGATCTCAAGCAGAGACTTGCACCACTCTGTATCCGAAGTCTGCGAAAGCAGGTCACGGAGTACGTGCCATTCACGAACCGCGTCCCCATCACACAGGACTTCCTGCCAACGGACGAGGAACAGCAACTCTACGACAGCGTCTCGGCGTATCTTCAGCGCGATTGCCTCATTGCGCTTCCATCCAGCCAGCGTCACCTCATCTCCCTTGTCCTGCGCAAGCTGCTGGCATCTTCAACGTTCGCCATCGGACGAACACTCCGAAGACTTGTGCATCGGTTGGAACACTTGGAGGAGGAGATTACGCTCCTGGATGAAGAGGATGTCGAGGGATTCGACGAATTGGAAGACGAGTGGAGCAGTGAGAACGGCGAAGCAGATGACAATGCCTGCGACATCGACCTCGCCGAGTTGAAAGACGAACTCGATGAACTTCGTCGCTATGCGGACATGGCCGACAAGATCGAGCACAACGCCAAGGGTGCAGCGCTGATCCCCGCGCTCAACTCGGCGTTAACGCATGCGACGGCACTCGGTGCAGACCGCAAGGCGGTCATCTTCACGGAGTCGCGCCGGACGCAGGAGTATCTCTTCGACCTGATGTCCAAGAGCGGGTTCGAGGATCAACTCGTGATGATCAACGGGTCGAACACCGATCCGAATTCCAGGGCGGTCTATGAACGGTGGGTCGCGGCCAATGAGGGCAGTGACAAGGTCACGGGTTCGCGGCCCGTGGACATAAAGGCCGCCATCGTGGATCACTTCCGTAACGACGCCACAATCATGATCGCCACCGAAGCCGCAGCGGAAGGCGTCAATCTGCAGTTCTGTTCGCTTGTGGTCAACTACGACCTGCCCTGGAACCCGCAACGGATCGAGCAACGCATCGGACGATGCCACCGCTACGGACAAAAGCACGATGTCGTCGTGGTCAACTTCCTCAACCGAAACAACGAGGCGGACCAACGGGTCTTCCAACTGCTCAGTGAAAAGTTCCGGCTCTTTGACGGAGTGTTTGGCGCCAGCGACGAAGTACTCGGCGCTTTGGAATCAGGCGTCGATATCGAACGCCGCATCGCCCAGGTGTACCAGACCTGTCGGACGAGTGGTGAGATCACAGCGGCCTTCGACATGCTGCAGGCGGAACTGGACGATCAGATCCAGGCCAAGATGCAATCCACCCGCCGTGTGCTGCTCGAGCACTTCGATGAGGATGTCCGGTCCCGGCTGCGGGCAAGCCAGGAGAAAACGATTGCCAGTCTTTCCCAGCGGGAGCGTTGGCTGTTCGATCTGACCCGGCACGAACTCGATGGCGAGGCCGAGTTTGACCCGGCCACCCCCCGCTTTCGCTATCGGGGGAATCGGTCCAGTCACGGCTGGTACAACCTCGATTGGAAGGATGCGGAGAGCCGCAGCGAGCACTTCTACCGCCCGGACCATGCTCTGGCCGTTGAGATCATCGAGCAAGCCATTGATCGGGAGTTGCCTTCAGCAACACTGTCCCTCGACTACACCGGTTACGACTCCAAGATCAGCATTCTCGAAGACCTCATCGGCCAGTCCGGCTGGCTGGAGTTGTCGCGGCTCACGGTTGAAGCGCTCAACACGGACGAGTTTCTGATCTTCGCGGCCAGCTCCGATGCCGGGAAGGTACTCGATGAAGAGATCTGTCGGAAGCTGCTTTCTCTCCCCGCATCTCGCAATGGCCCGCCAGCGAGCACCGCTCCTGACCTGTCCGCGATTCGGCAGGCCGAGGTCGAGTTGAAGTTGGAGACGATCGACCAGAGGAATGGCGCCTTCTTCGATGAGGAGGTTCTCAAACTGGACCGTTGGTCAGAGGATCTCAAGCAGGGACTCGAGCGGGAACTCAAGGAGCTTGACAGGCAGATTCGCGAAGCCCGAAAGGTGGCGGCGCTGGCGCAGTCGCTTCAGGACAAGCTCGATGCGCAGAAGGCCATTAAGGCACTCGAGCGTACACGAAATCAGAAACGCCGTGAGCTCTTCGATGCGCAGGACGCCATTGATGCCCAGCGCGAAGAACTGATCACGAACATCGAGAAGCAGTTGAAGCACACCAGCAGCGTCCAGGACCTGTTCACCATCCGCTGGAGGCTCATATGAGCGGCAACAGCACACCATACAGTCCGCGCGGATCACAGTGGCATCGCTGGGATCTGCACGTGCATACTCCGTCTTCCTTTGATTACCAAGACAAGAGCATCACAGACCAGCAAATCGTGGATTGCCTCGTGCAAGCGGGCTTGCGGGCCGTTGCTATAACCGATCACCACACCGTCGATGTTCTGCGGATCACAAAACTGCAGAAGCTGGGCGCGGACAAGTTGACAGTGTTTCCAGGCATTGAATTTCGGGGCGATCATGGCGGTGATCCGATCCACTACATCTGCATCTTTCCAGAGACCTGCAACCTCAATGATGTCTGGACGAAGCTTCAGGGGAAGTTGGGGCTGACGTCTACTGACATCGCGAGCAAGGGTGGTGATGACAAGGTGTACGTGCCGATCGAGCAGGGAGCAAAGGAGGCACGAGCTCTCGGGGGTGTTGTATCGATCCATGCCGGTGCCAAGAGCAACTCCATCGAGGGGATCAAAAATAGGGAGCAGTTTCAGCAGCGCATCAAATACGACATTACCAATGAATGCGTTGACTTGATGGAGATTGGGCAGATCAAGGACATCGATCGGCATTACAAGACAATCTTCCCAGTTACTGGCTTGGAGAAGCCGCTCGTACTGTGTTCTGACAACCACAAGGTGACCGAGTATTCCACCAAATCGCCTCTCTGGTTCCGTGCCGATCCGACGTTTCGTGGGTTGCTTATGGTCCTGCGCGAACCGCGTGAGCGTATCTATATCGGTGATCGACCTCCCGAGTTGGTTCACGTCGAACAGAATCGTACGAAGTACATCAAATCCGTGTCGTTTCAGCGGCGAGCCACTCTCCCACATTCAGAGCAGTGGTTTGGCGACAAGGTTGAGTTTAATTCTGGATTGGTGGCTATCGTTGGTAATAAGGGAAGCGGCAAGAGTGCTCTGTCAGACATACTTGGTTTGCTTGGCGCGACGAAGAATGGAGACGCGTTCACTTTCCTGAACAAGGAGCGGTTCCGCCATCCGTCGAATAACCTCGCGTCGCATTTCGATGCCACGATTGAGTGGGAAGCGGGCGACACGGCGACGAAATGCCTTGCCGATGCCATCAAGCCCGAAGAAGTCGAGCGGCTGAAGTATCTCCCGCAGGATCACGTCGAGACCGTCTGCAATGAGCTGGCGGGCCTTGGCGAGGAAGGGTTCGAGCAGGAACTCAAGGCCGTAATTTTCTCGCATGTCCCGGAAGCGGAACGGCTGGGACACTCGACTCTCGACGACTTGGTTCGCTTCAAGACTGGCGAGAAGCAAAAGAGGATCGATTCCCTACACAAACAGCTCCGCGATCTCAGTCGTTCCAGGGCACTGCTCGAAGCCCAGGCCGATCCCACGGTCCGGAAGGAACTAGCGGAGAAGATTTACCGGCGAAAACTGGAACTGGAGGCACATGATAAGGCCAAACCGGAGGCGGTCGTCGATCCCGCTGCGGATGGAAGTGCGCCAGCACCAGATGCGACCTTGCTTGGAGAACTGAAGACAGCGGAAACATCAAGGGTCACCCTCACCACTGACATCGCCAAACAGGCGGAAGCGTTGCGTGTAGCGGAACGCCGCAATGCCGTCGCGAAACGGCTCCTCGAGAAGCTCGACAACTTCGAAAAGGAATATGAGGTATTCAAGGCTTCGCTGACTGAGGATGCTACTGAATTGGACCTTAAGCCGGACGAGTTGGTGTCCCTGACGATCACGCGCGGCAAGCCCGCCGGCATTCGGGACTCAGCCGCGACGGACTCAAAGGCGGTCAAGGACGCCCTTGACAAGGCCGAACCCCATGGGCTTCGGAAGCAGCTTGAGGGTGTCGAAGCAAAGCTCGCCGAACTTCAGACACAGCTCGACGCGCCAAATCGTGCCTATCAGAGCTACCTGAAGGCACTATCCGAATGGCAGACACAGCGGGTCGCCATTGAAGGCACTGCCACCGAGGTAGAGTCGCTGAAGGGGTTGGAACACAGCGTGACAGCCTTGGATGAACTGCCTGCCAAGATCGCGGCCGCGAGGGATCAACAGTTTTCTCTGGCACTGCAGATTCATTCTGAGAAGGACGACCAAGCAGCGGTCTATCGGAATCTATATTCGGCTGTTCAGGGGTTCATTGACTCCCATGTGCTGGCAAAAGATAAGCTAAAGCTCGAGTTCCGCACAGAGTTGACGAGCGAGGATTTCCCCGGACGGCTACTTGGTGCCCTGGCGCTGAACCGAAAAGGTAGCTTCATGGGTGTTGACGAAGGACGAGCCAAGGCAGAGTCGTTTGTTCAGGCGACCAACTGGGAGGACGCTTCTTCGTTGAAGGCATTCCTTACAGGTGTCGACGAGGCGCTCCATACGGATCAACGCGAGGGACAAGGCGGTCCCGTTCAACTGAAGGATCAACTCGCCAAAGGCCGGAAGCCCGAGGAGGTCTTCGACACTGTCTACGGGCTGGAGTACATCCGGCCGCGATACATCCTTCGGTGGGAAGGCAAGGACTTGTCGATGCTGTCGCCGGGAGAACGCGGGACGCTGCTCTTGGTGTTCTACCTGCTGATCGACAAGAGTGATCTGCCCCTCATCATCGATCAACCCGAAGGCAACCTCGACAACCACACGGTTGCCAAGGTGCTTGTCGAGTGCATCAAGGAAGCCCGCAAGCGCCGCCAAGTGTTCATTGTAACGCACAATCCCAACTTGGCCGTCGTGTGTGACGCCGACCAGATCGTTCACGCGGAAATGGACAAGACCAACAGGAACACGATCACCTATACGACCGGTTCGCTTGAGAATCCGAATATGAGCCAATACGTGACCGACGTGCTGGAAGGCACCCTCTGGGCCTTCCGTGTCCGAGACAAGAAGTACTCCGTGGGGGAAAGGAATGCCTAACCACAAGATCAAGCTGGAACTCACCTGGATCGGCAAGGAGAACCGGCCGAATCTGGAGCCGCGGATTCTGATTGAAGCTCCAGAGAAGTCGTACCACGCCGCACACCGGGTCAGCGAGAGCGACCTCTTCGACAACCGGCTAATCTTTGGCGACAACCTCCTGGCCCTCAAGGCGCTGGAACAGGAGTTCACCGGCAAGATCAAGTGCATCTACGTCGACCCGCCGTTCAATACAGGACAAGCGTTCGACCACTACGAAGATGGGATTGAACACTCGCTCTGGTTGTCGCTCATGCGAGATCGAATTGCGTTGCTTTGGAAACTTCTCAGCCCCGATGGCACGCTGTGGGTACACCTTGATGACAACGAAGTGCACTATCTGAAGGTGCTGATGGACGAGATATTCGGTCGTCAGTGCTTTGTGGCGTCGGTCGCATGGCGAGCCGCCGACTCGTCAAACAATGATGCGAAGCAGTTCTCTATCGACCACAACACGATTCTGGTCTACTCACGTGAGCCGGGGTGGTTGTCCCGCGCGTTGCCTCGCACAGATGAGGCCAACGCACATTACAAGAACCCAGATAATGATCCGCGCGGTCCATGGTTTATGGGCAACGTGTCGTCGCCGCATCCACGCGAAAAGCTTCAATATGACATGACAACGCCGTCGGGGACGAGTATCCCACACCCTCACAACGGCTGGCGTTGGAGTCGTGAGCTGGCGATGAAGAAAATCGAAGCTGGCCAGATCATCTTTGTCGATGACGATACTCGGATTGTTCATAAGACGTACCTTGCTGACCAGAAGGGATTGGCTCCCTCATCCATGTGGCATGATATCAAGCAGACCGGGCACAACAGACAGGCCAAGTACGAGCTCAAGAAGCTGTTCCCTGGCACTCCAACGACTGAGCTGTTTAGCACACCCAAACCAGAGCGACTGATTGAACGGGTGCTGCGGATAGCCACAGATGAAGGCGACTGGGTTCTCGATTCGTTTGCAGGCTCAGGCACTACGGGGGCGGTGGCGCACAAGTTGGGTCGTCGATGGGTGATGGTAGAACTTGGGGAGCACTGCCACGAGGTAATCGTCCCGCGTCTGCACAAGGTGATTGATGGCAGAGACAAGGGGGGTATCACGGATGCTGTCGAATGGAAAGGCGGTGGTGGATTCCGCTACTACAAGCTCGGTCCGACGCTGATCGTCGAAGACGAATGGGGCAACCCCGTCATCAACAAGGCGTTCAACCCCGGCATGCTCGCCGAGGCGATGTGCAAGCTGGAGGGCTTCGAGTACGCACCGAGCGAAGACACCTATTGGATGCACGGTCACAGTTCCGAACAGGACTTCATCTATGTGACCACGCAGACGCTCACCCGCAGCCAGCTCCAACGACTGAGTGACGAGGTTGGCGAGAAGCGGAGTCTTCTGGTGATGTGCGCTGCCTTTCGAGTTCGCAAGGTCGAGGACCTCCCGAACTTGACCGTGAAGAAGATTCCCAAGGCCGTCCTCAAGAAGTGCGAGTGGGGCCACGACGACTACTCGCTGGAGATCGCCAACCTTCCCGAAGCGCCGGCCATGTCCGAATCCGAGGAGGAGCCCAAGCCGGTCAAGGGCAAGCGGAAGTTCGGCAAGGGTAGGGCATCCGAGGCCAGTCTGTTCGCGGGCGCGGCCACCGATGATGCGGGAGGTGCATGAAATGGCCGATCCCACACCCCAGGGGCCACATGGCGAGTTCCTGCTCTACCAGACTGCCGACGGCCAGACCCGCGTCCAATGCCTGTTTCAAGACGAGACGATCTGGCTGACCCAGCAACAGATGGCGGATTTGTTCGGCGTGGACAACTCCGGCGTCAGCAGGCACTTGCGGAATATCTTCGAGGCCGGCGAGCTGTCGCCGGGGGCAACCGTTGCAAAAATTGCAACGGTTCAGGTCGAGGGCGATCGGCGGGTCGAACGGGACATCGAACACTACAACCTCGATGCGATCATCTCGGTGGGCTACCGGGTCAACAGCGTCCGAGGCACGCAGTTTCGCATCTGGGCGACGCAGCGGCTCAAGGAGTTCATGGTCAAGGGGTTCGTGCTCGACGATGAACGGCTCAAGCAGGGCAAGGCACTCTTCGGCAAGGATTACTTCGAGGAACTGCTCGAACGCATCCGTGAGATTCGAGCCAGCGAACGGCGGTTCTACCAGAAGATCACTGACATCTACGCCCTGTCGATCGACTATGACCGCAGCGCCCCGATCACCCGGGAGTTCTTTGCGACGGTTCAGAACAAGCTGCACTGGGCCATCACCGGCAAGACGGCGGCCGAGACTGTTCGGGATTCGGCCGATGCTGCGCTGCCTCACATGGGATTGACGACCTGGAAGAATGCCCCAGACGGTAAGGTGCTCAAGAGCGATGTTTCGGTGGCCAAGAACTACCTGAACGAAGCCCATATCAAAGAGCTCAACCGCATCATCTCGGCGTATCTCGACCTCGCGGAGAATCGGGCCGAGCGCGGGCAGCTGATGAAGATGCAGGATTGGGCGAGATTCCTCAACAGCTTTCTGGAATTGGCGGACTACCCGATCCTCGAAGACGCGGGCAAAGTCAGCGCCCTCGAAGCCAAACTCAAGGCGGAAGGCGAATACGAAGTGTTTCGCAAGCAACAGGACCGCGATTACATTTCAGACTTTGACCGCGAGATCAAGCGGCTGGAAGGCGAGCAATCATGAGCATTCAACAGGTCAACGCTATCAGCAACCGCCTGAGCCTTCGGCCGCCCCAGCGTGATTCGCTCGAAATCCTCGCACGGCTCTGTGAGATCATCACGCTCGAAAAGGACGGCGACACCGCCAAGGCTCTCGAAATCATCCGTTCGGAATTCCCACAGGTCGAAGACTTCGAGCGGGACTTTCCGTCGCTGTGCTTTGCGCTCGCAACTGGCGTGGGCAAGACGCGGCTGATGGGTGCGTTCATCGCGTATCTGTACCAGAGCCAGAACATCCGGCACTTCTTCGTGCTCGCCCCGAACCTGACCATCTACAACAAACTGATTGCCGATTTCACGCCGAACACCGCGAAGTATGTCTTCAAGGGGATCGGGGAGTTCGCCCAATCACCACCGCTGATCGTGACAGGCGACAATTACCAGAGCGGTCGTGGCATTCGCAGGGAAGGCTATCTACCTGGAGTGGATAGCTGGGAAGAAGATGTGCACATCAACATCTTCAATATCTCCAAGATCAACAGCGAAGTCCGTGGCGGCAAGTCCCCTCGAATCAAGCGGCTGAGCGAGTACATCGGCGAGAGTTACTTCGATTATCTGGCCGGGCTTGATGACCTCGTCATTCTCATGGATGAATCGCATCGCTACCGGGCCAGCGCCGGTGTGCGGGCGATCAACGAACTCAAACCGATTCTCGGTCTGGAACTGACTGCCACGCCACAGGTCGAACGTGGACAGCAAGCCGATCCGTTCAAGAACGTGATCTACAGTTATCCGCTCTCCGCCGCGATGGATGACGGGTTCGTCAAGGAACCCGCAGTGGCAACGCGCGAGAACTTCGATCCCGCCGCATACACGGCCGACGGGCTGGAGAAGGTCAAGCTCGAAGACGGCGTGCGGATTCACGAAAACACCAAGGTTGAGTTGGAGGTGTACGCACGCAACAGCGACCAGACGATTGTGAAGCCGTTCATGCTTGTGGTCGCACAGGATACAAACCACGCCAACGCCCTTCAGGACGTCATTGAGTCTGACCGCTTTTTCGAGGGGCGGTATCAGGGAAAGGTGATCACGGTCCACTCGAACATTCGGGGAGAGGAGAAGGATGAGGTGGTAGACCAGTTGCTGACGGTGGAGCACGCCGACAACCCGGTCGAGATCGTCATCCACGTCAACATGCTCAAAGAGGGCTGGGACGTGACGAACCTCTACACGATCGTGCCGCTCCGAGCGGCGAATTCTCGCACGCTCGTGGAGCAGTCAATTGGCCGAGGCCTGCGCCTGCCGTACGGTCAACGGGTTGGTGTGCCGGCGGTGGATCGACTGACGATCGTCTCCCACGACAAGTTCCAGGACATCATCGACCACGCAAACGACCCAAACTCAATCATTCGTACAGGCGTGGTGATTGGCCGTGATATCCCGAGCGACGGCAAGAAGGCGGTTGTTGTCGAGTCGCAGTTTGAGAAGATCATCTCGGGTGCAGCGCAGGCTGAGGGAACGACGGCCGTCGGCAATGGTCCGGCACTGTTCGACACGCCGGAAGAGCAGGAAGTGGCGAAGGCGACATTCCAGGTCATCAAGCAGTACGAACGGCTCAAAGGAAGCGATCAACTTCAGAACGCGGACGTGCAGAATGACATCGTGCGAAAGGTTCAGGAGATTGTTCGGCCGACTCAAGGGGTACTTGCGGGAATCGCCGAGCCGGTGGATGTTGCGGTGGTCGTCCAGAAGACGACAGCTTTGTATCGCGATCGCTCCATCGACGTACCGCGGATCGTGGTTGTGCCACTGGGCGATGTCGTTTCGGGCTACGGGGATTTCGATCTCGATACGAGCAACATCAATCTCCAGCCCGTCGATCAAGACATCCTGATCCAACATCTGCACGATCACCAGCGCTACAAACTGCGCGACGGCTCTGGCATCGTCGAGGAGAATCGACCGGAGAACTACCTTGTACGAGGCCTCATCGACTACGACGACATCAGCTATGACGACCACGCGAGTCTGCTCTACAAGTTGGCCGGACAGGTTGTCGAGCATCTGCGTTCATACCTGGCCGACGATGATCAGGTTGTCAATGTGCTGCAATACCACCAGCAGGGACTTGTGAAACTGATCCACTCGCAAATGCAGGGGCATTTCGTGGAGGAGGCCGCGGGCTATGAGGCTCATGTGACCAAGGGCTTCCGCACCCTTCGAGCAAATAACTACACGGCAGGCGCTTCCGAGACGGTGCGTAACTTCAGGACGTCTATTCCCGATGGCGACAAAAGCCGGATCCGGACAATGCTGTTCGGTGGCTTTTCCACGTGCCTGTACCCCGAACAGAAGTTCGACACGGATTCAGAACGGCGCTTCGCTGTCATTCTTGAAAACGAGGACGAAGTACTCAAATGGTTCAAACCCGCAACGGGAGACTTCCAGATTCACTACAGCCAGGAGTCGTCCTATGAGCCGGACTTCGTCGTCGAGACGAAGACTGAGAAGTTGCTCTGCGAACCCAAGCGTGCCAGCGAGATGACGGACGATGTTGTTCTCGCCAAGGCGGAGGCGGCCGCAGTCTGGTGTGAGCACGCGAGCCAGCACGCGAAGGACGGTGACGGCAAGCCCTGGAAGTACCTGCTGATTCCACACGATGCGATCACGGACCAGATGACCCTCAGCGGGCTGGCCGCTCGATACGAGGTTCACACGAAGTCCACGAAATGACAAACGTGCCATGGGCCACATCCGACCTGTACGACTTTCGCGAACACGTAGATGGCGAGATGTGGTCAAGCTGACAGCCATGGAATTAGAAGGGGCAGTCGATGCCATCTGGATACGAACCAAAGGATCACATTCAGCGACTGGAGGTAGCGCCTCGTGCCGAGGGCATCCTGGACCAGCGTGAGATCACGATCCAGTCGTACCAGACGACGGTGCCGTTCGACCGCGATGCATTGGATGCTGCGTTGGAAAGCGCATGGCTCGCGCCGCAGATTCGCTTTGGCGTATTCTCTCGCGTTCCTCATGTGTCAAGGGGCGCTCAAAGCCGACCACTGATAGGCGCTTTGGGTGTACCACCTCGATCGGGGGCCAACGCCATCGCTACTTCACCGCCAACCCCTCGCAGTCCAGAGGATGAAGGGCTTCACGGTGAAGAAACAAAGGCTCCCCGGGTGGTACTCCCAAAGCGCCATTTCGTGGCCGGTATTGAAGCGCCCGGTGACATTCCTGATGGGACGGAAGCCCTGAATGTCGTGCTTGGTCTCCAGGACGACTTGTCTGTGCGAGCCTATGACTATGACGCGCGCCGGCCGTTGTGGTACTCGTGGCAGAATGCCATCGTCGACACGGTGAACATACATTACACCAGTGATGACGAGGGATATCTACGTTTCACGGCGGTGGGCGGCGGACGACGCATTACAGACGACAGGCTGTACGAGTTTAACTCCACATTCCTTGGAATACCAAAGGACGCTGTAAGCAAGCTACATTTCGATCTCGCGAAGCTCCGCGAACTCTGCTTCAGCCGATTCATCGATCGACTCTACATGATTCGGTTCTCGCACCCCTCTGGCGAGGAGTACCGGAGCATTGACCATGCGCTGTTCCAAAGCCGGCAGTACATTGATCCCGAGACGCAGCGCCTCCAAGAGGTGCGTGCCGATGAGACTGGCACCATCGAGTCATTCGATTCCGATGTTGAAGTCCGGTCGGACGATCTCGCCTCACCGATTCAAGTTCGCTTCTTCATCCGTGGCCTCAGCGGCTCACTGCGACTCCGCTTTCCCAAGACTCAATTCAAGACTCAAATCAAAACACCGGAGGATCAAGCCCGCGTCTTCTACCGCATTGTCGGTATCGCGGAAAAGCTGATTTTGGACGCCGACTACTACACGAAGCAACGGTACTCGCTGGAAGACCTCAAAACAGACCTTGTATTGATCCCCGACTTGGTGGACCTCACGCCATTTCGGAAGGTGATGACGAGCGAAGCGGCTCGGAAAGAGTTCCTGTCCGGCATCAATTTGGCAGCGCCATGGCAAGAGTGGCGGCCGCACCTTCGAGCTCTCGACGAGTTGCTGCCACTGGAGCACATCGCGGACCATGTGGCCAAACTCACCGGTGAGTTGGTGAGGCGTGATCCCCTCATGACCTCACGGCTGCTGGCGGAATGTCAGGCCGACTCAAAGATCAACCGAATGGACACGGTCGTTGCCAATGTGGTGGCGAATGAAATCCATGCGATCCCCGCAGAAGTGAGAGCGCAGCTGGAAGAAGCACTTCTGTCGTGGGCGATTGAGCGGGAGCAGGAATCGTGGGATGTCGATCCAGACTCTGGCGAGATCATGGTCCTCAATCTCCGATGGCCGAAGGCGGACCTGTCGCTTGATGTGCTCACAGCCGTGCTCGGGAAGCTGGTCGGCGTGCTGCATGCACGCCTCGTTGATTCCACTGGCGACACGGGCGCATTGTTGAGGCGGTTCAATTGGTGCATGATTGCCGCGAGAGATTTGCCGCCAAACCACTCCAAACTGTCGCCTGCGTTTCGGCTTGTAGCAGAGAGCCGTGTGCCCTCTTCCCTTGCGGAAGGTGCGAAGGTGATCAGGGGACGAGTCACCGACTTACACGCCCTTGATGACGCCATCATGGACCAATTCGGCCTCCCTCTCTGGCCTTGCCTGACGGCGTCACGCGAGAACGGGCAGGTGACGTTGCGGAACACCGGCATCGGAATGGCGAGAGCCATGCTGGCAACGCCATCGGGAACTCTGTTCAGCGACAAAGAAGCCACAGCCGAGATCGATCTGTGTCCCGAGCAGTCCGTTCAGTTGGCCGTATCCGGTGCTCCTGCATCGTTGGATGTCCGGTTCACGAAATATGGCGAGGAGCGTCGAATCCAGGTGCCGATCACGAACGCGAAACGGGCCACATCCTCGGCGCTACCTGGCTCACAAATGCAGCCAGAGACTGTGTCTTTCGACTGGGCGAAGCAAGTGGAGCTTTGTCGTGCCGTCGAACGAGTTCTGGGCGAGGGGGAGTCTCCTGACAGGGGGACGATTTCCAAGGCCGTGCGCGCTGGTCAGTTGGAATCCAATGGACAGTCGGGGCGCGCATGCCGTGTGAAGGTCGATAGCTTTAAGGCATGGATCACCAAGGCCAAAGAACTCGCGAACGATGAGGTACTCCAGATCATGGATGCCGTCATGAACGAAATCCGCAGCCGAAAACGATAGCGGAACTTTTCCGTTTACTGAACGGACACTGTTTTGGGTTCATACATGATAGAGAATGTGAACTGTGGGTCGGGTAGCTACCTGTTTGCTTGCTTTGGCGGCGATTTGATTTGTTCGCCGGCAACAGTATTTGGTCGCATCAACGACGATTCTCTAATCCCATCTCTCATTGCCCTTCTAGAGAAAGAATACGGCGGTGAGGGCAATCCGAGCTTCCATGCCCAACCCGTGACCGACACCGAAGAGGCGGACCAGATTCTGCTCGATGAGGCCATCGACGAGCTGGCCATATACGACGATCCTGATCCCGGCATCTACGATCCGCCACCATCGCGGCAGACAATGCTGAGGGCCTTCTACGCGCAACGGACGGAAAAGTGGACCGAGATGCTGCTGTCCAGGAAGTCCAAGACATCCACTTCGCCGAACACCAACGGCAGCCCATTGTCCGATGACGTGCTCCTGCAGATTTGCCGCACTCCGACCGATGACGAGCGAGTTACCGCAGAGTGGATGGCAGATCTGCGGCTCATGGCTTCACTCGTCGATGCCAGCCGCAACTCGAATCGGATTGGCCTGGAACACGCCGTGACCTTGCTGGCTGGATGCATCGGCCAGCTTCCGCAGTACAACCCCACCCACCTGCCGTTCGGATACAGTGGCCCAACAATCAAATCGCATCATTGGATGGACCACGACGCTCTGGAGCAGATCGCGAAGCAGATAGTCGGCTTGATCTGGCACGACGTGGACCCTGATGTTGTGGCGTCTGATGTCACACGATGCGTTTCTGAGGCGATCCGTCTTGGCTTCATCGAGCAACAAGAGTACGACGCCTGGAGGCCGGGAATGCGGAGCGGATCGGGTTGGCGCACCGCAGTGACTGCTACCCCTTACGGCATGACGAAGGCGCGAACCTTTTTCGAGGTGGCCACGCCACCCGAGGACAAGGAGTCGGACCAGACTCCGGTCCGGCAGCTTGCAGCGGCTCTCAAAGAGCTGCGACTGGCCACCGGCGAACTGCTCATTTGTTCTGAAAAGGAGGACATCTATCCGGATATGGAGATCATGACGTATCACCAGGCTCTGCGCGATGCCGAGTCCCGTGTTGATGGTATTGGCGCTCACCTTGCATACGGTCGCGAGAAACCAGGGCAGATCGAAACAGACCTCCGCGAGACGCTCCACAACTTGTCGTCGGCAGTCGGGTATGTCGCCTCTGACTACAACGACCAGCCTGGAGCGTATCCACTGCCGAAGGAGATCACTGCGCCGGGATGGGAAGCACTGAAGGGCCTCAGGCCCCTCGAAATGGTATTGGCCATGACGACGATGAAGCCCGGCGATTTGGAGATGCCGGTGGAAGACCGGCGCGTGTCAGGCCTCATTCTCCTCATGCTCCTGGCGCAGGCCTACTACAAAATGCTGGAGTGCGTCATCTCGATGGCCAGCTGGTGCTCGGCACTCGACGTGGAGTTGAACCAATCCTATTTGTGGGTCACCAGCAGCCTGACAAATCTGCTGAAGAACCACGAGGATCTCAAAGACTTCCCGGTCGAATTCAAATCGATCTTCGATGATCTGTATCCGTCGACGGTCCGCGACCTCGAGTGGGAAGACATGGTGGCTCCCGAAGTCGAGCGGTTCCTCAGCACCGTCCAGAGGTACGTTCACGAGAATGGTGTCTACGAGCCCGAAGAGGGTTCAACGGCATGGACGTTTGTCCAACTGTTCCGCCCCTCGGTCGACACAGCAATCTCTCGCGCCCTGGACTATCACAAGCGCATGCGCCAGTACGCCCAGAAGGCGTTTGCGGGAATATCCGCAGGCGGGAGCATTCAGGCGGGCGGCGCAATCAATGCCGCCGGTGAGATCAATGCCGGTGGAGAGTTTGCAGCTGGAGGGGATGTCCGGGCGGGTTCGCCATCTCCCGCAACCCCTTTGACGAAGCCATCCGGAACAACAGTGGCAGCAAACCCTATCGCCTCGAAAGACAGCACGTACGAATGGGCCAGACAGACTGAGCTGGTGCGAGCCACCGATCAGGTTCTTGGCCAAGGCACGCTCAGCCCGGGCGTGCTCTCCCGGGCATGTGGCCACCAGATCGAGACGAATGGCAAGCGCGGCCAAGGCTCCCGTGTGAAGGTGAGAAGTTTCCTTCCCTGGGTCACGCGCAAGTTCAACCTCGCCAAGGGCGAACAGACTCAGATTCGCAACGCCATCATTGGCGAGATCAACGAGCGCAACTCGTAGCGCAACTTGCCCGTTTGAAGTTGCGCACAGAGTACTTCTGAACTTTTCTTCGCCTGTCAGCATTGCCCAAACGGCAGGAACTGAGGCTCTGGGCCGCTTTCTTGTTGCGCTTTCGTTGCGCTGAAAAAGCATCTGATTAACTGGCCTCATCGCAGTTGCTCAGGCCTGCATAGTGCTTGCCTCAGACAACCTGCAGAAAGGTCTGTTCAATGGTCGCAAACGTAGCGAAGACCAGTCTGACCCCCTCCCAGCTGAGGCTCCTCACCGAGATGCAGCGGATCAACTACGGCCGCATCCTCGATCTGCCGGTGCGCCGTGGCGAGCCGGTGTTGGACCCGCCGTCGCGCGTCATGCGCGAGATCAAGTTCGGCGGAGACAACGGACCGCGCCCCGAAGCCGTCAAGGCCGACTTTGCGCTCAAGGCCCAGGTCCGCGATCTCTTCGCCTGCCTGGAGTCGATGGGTGATGGCGTGATCTCGTGCATCGAGATTCAGCGCGGTCTGCCGTTTCGGATGACCGTCGAGGAGGTGAGCGCCTGAGCAAAGGGGCTGGACTCCCCATATGTGATTCAAACAAACTGATTACCTGACAACAAACCGGCCACGAAGTGGAGGCGTTGTGGGTGCCGCAGATGCGGCAATCCTGCAACGCCTCCTCTGCGTGCGCGATCGCTGCATCGACTGGTTCCCACATGACGCCTCCCGGCCGACGGGAGGTCCAATTGGACACCAATCGAAAGCACGAAGAACTCACCGAGTACGCACTTGAAGTCGTTCACCACAAAGCCCGGCAGCTGGTCGGCAAGGCCGGCTACACGAATGACGATGTCGCGGACATCGAACAGGATCTGATCACAGACCTGCTCGAGCGTCTGCCGAAGTTCGATCCAAGCAAGGCGACCCACAACACGTTCGTCGCCCGCCTGGTCGAACGGAAGATCAGCAATCTGCTTCGTGATCGTCTGGCAGCGATGCGTGACTGTCGCCGTGAGGACTGCTCACTCAACGACGAGATCGACACCGGCGATGAAGAGCCGCCCACGCAACGCGTCGCCACCATCAGTCAGGACGAGCACGACCTGCGGACTGGCAAGTACGCCCGGCCCGCCGAGGAGCGCGCCGATCTGCGCTGCGACATCGAAGCGGTGCTGGCCGTGTTGCCGCCGGAGTTGCGTGAGGACGCAGACATGTTGGCCGTCATGCCCATCACAGAAGTCGCCCGCACACTCGGCGTGCCGCGCGCCACGTTCTACGACAACTACCTCGCCAAGATCCGCGCGGTGTTCGAGGACAAGGGGCTCAACGGCTACCTGACGTGATCCTCTCTCCGACAGTCTGTCCCAGCGCCGGGTAAGTAACCAGAGACGGCCTGGGCAGGCTGCTTCGGTGACTTGAAAGCGAGTGAACGCAATGGACCTGACGATCGACCTGAACATCCTCGAAATTGAACCCGCTGAGGAGTACCACGCCAAGGCGAGTCGATTCCTGTCGAGCCATCAACTCCTGGACTTCATCAAATGCCCGTGGCTTCATCGCAAGAAGTCACTTGGCCTCATCGCGGACAGTGAATCACCGGCGTATCTCGTCGGCCGGGCGGCTCATGTGCGCATCCTCGAAGGCCGTGATGTGTACGAAGCGGCCTTCGCGATGGGCGGGCCGGTTAACCCCAAGACGGACAAGCCGTTCGGGACAAACACGAAGGCGTTTGCCGAGTGGGCTGAAGCCCAGGGCAAGCCGGTGCTCTCACACGATCAGGTTCAGCTCATTGAGCAGATGGCATCGGGCGTGGCCGTGAACACTGAGGCCGTTGACCTTCTGCTGCATGGCCGGGCTGAAGGCGTTGTGCGCAATGAATATTGCGGGACGCCATGTCAGATTCGCATCGACTGGGTGCATCCTCACCGTGGGATCGTGGACTTCAAGACCTGTGATGATCTGACCTGGTTTGAGTCGGACGCGCGCCGGTACGGCTACCACCGGCAAATGGCGTTCTACCGAGCCATCCTGGCGCGGGCTTGCGGTAACCAGCCGGTCCCCGTCCACCTCGTCGCAGTCGAAAAGCGTGAGCCATTCCGTTGCGGCGTGTGGCGTATCAGCGACGACACGTTGGCTATCGCCGAGCGCGAGAACGCCGCTGCGATTCGTCGATGGCTGGATTGCCACCAGCGCGATCATTGGCCCACTGGATACGAGGAAGTTCGTGTCCTCGATGTGGCCTGACACTTCGCGCCCGGTCGGCTTGTGGTGAGTCCTCGCGACGACCACCCGACCGGCGCACTTCGGCAGGGCCGGGCGACTGGGGCCTCATGAGCTCTGGCTGGTGGGTTCGACTCCCACACCTGCCATTTGGACGCCGGTCCCGCGAAACAACCATGGGCCCCCAAGGCACAAAGGAACAACGATGTCGTTACTGAAACAGATTCGCAGTGGCCGTCGCCACACACCGCCGAGACTGTTGATCTACGGAACCGAGGGGATCGGCAAGTCCACGATCGCCTCCCAGGCACCGAGCCCGATCTTCATTCAGACCGAAGATGGCCTGGACCAGATCGACTGTGCGTCGTTCCCACTGGCGGCGAACTTCAGCGAAATCGTCGACGCACTTTCGTCGCTCTACTCGGAGGAGCACGATTTCCAGACGGTGGTCATCGATTCCCTCGATTGGCTCGAACGACTCGTCTGGGATGACGTGTGCCGCGAGTACGGCGTGAAGTCCATCGAGAAGGCCGACGGCGGATACGCCAAGGGATACACGCACGCCCTGACCCAGTGGCGTGAAGTGCTCGATGGACTGGACGCGCTGCGCAACGACCGTGGCATGGCCGTCGTTCTCCTGGCGCATGCCAAGGTCGAGAAGTTCGATGACCCGGAGTCGGTCGCCTATGACCGCTACTCGCCCCGCCTGCACAAACACGCCTCGGCACTGATCACCGAATGGTGCGATGCGGTTCTGTTTGCCACGCGGAAGTTCCGAACCGAGAGCGAAAGCGCGGGCTTCAACCGCACACGCTCGATTGCCGTCGCGCTTGGTCAGGATGGCGGCGAACGCATTCTGCGCTGCGTCGGATGTCCTTCATGTACCGCGAAAAACCGCTACGGCCTTCCGGCCGAGTTGCCTCTCACATGGCCCTCCCTCATGGCCGCAATGACTGACACCCCCCCAATCTTCCCCACACCCAGCACCACGAATAATGGAGATACCACGGATGGCTGATCTGAATGGCTTTGACGCACGGACTGTTGACCCCTCGACGACCTTCGACGCGATCCCCGCGGGCAAGTACATCGCCGCGATCACGGAGTCGGAGACGAAGCCGACCAAGAACGGCAACGGCAGCTACCTGCAGCTGGCGTTCACGATCATCGAGGGCGAGTACAAGAACCGAATTCTCTGGGCGCGGCTCAATCTGCAGAACCCGAATCAGACGGCGGTGCAGATTGCCCGCTCCGAACTGTCGGCGATCTGTCACGCGGTGAGCGTGATGGCTCCGAACGACAGCGTGGAACTGCACAACCTTCCGCTCCAGATCGCGGTCAAGGTGAAGAAGCGCGAGGACACGGGCGACCTGGCCAACGAGATCAAGGGGTACGCGAAAAAGGAGGCATCACAGGGTCAGCCGCAGCAGGCACAGAACAGCACGCCGCCGTGGAGGCGGTGACATGCGGCTGCAGCTGGAACTCCCGTGGCCACCGAGCGTGAATCACTACTGGCGGTCGATCCCAATGAGAGGGCGCGGGCACGGATGCCGGGTTGTGATCAGCCGCGAAGGCAGGGCGTATCGCAGGGATGTGTGCGCCCTCCTTCGTGATCACAGCTCCAATCCGCTGGATGGTCGGCTGCATGTCCGCGTTGTCCTCCAGCCACCCACGCGCCGTGGCCTCGACATCGACAACCGCATGAAAGCATTGCTCGACTCGTTGGAGCACGCGCGCATCTACCACGATGACGGCCAGATCGATCGGCTCGGAATTGAGCGCGGTGAGGTCTTCAAGGGAGGAAAGGCCATCGTGGAGATCATGGAGTTGCCCTCCTGATGGCGATGCAACTCCGTCCATACCAGTCCGAAGCGGTGGAATCGGTCTACCGGCATCTCCGGGATCACGATGACAACCCGTGCATTGTCATCCCGACCGCTGGTGGCAAGACACCGGTCATGGCCACGATCTGCCGAGATGCAGTCAATGCGTGGATTGGTCGCGTGCTCATCCTGGCACACGTCAAGGAGTTGCTCGAGCAGGCCGTCGACAAACTTCAGGCGATCGCCCCCGATTTGGATGTCGGCGTGTATTCGGCGGGGTTGAAGCGACGCGACACCGGTCACCCGGTGATCGTCGCTGGCATTCAGTCGCTGTACCGCCGTGCCTGCGAGTTCGAGCCGTTCGATCTCATCATCGTTGACGAGGCGCACCTCATCCCGCCGGAGGGTGATGGGATGTATCGGAAGTTCCTGGCTGATGCGGCTGTGGTGAATCCGCGCGTGCGCGTCATCGGTCTGACCGCAACGCCATTCCGAATGGCCACCGGGGTCATTTGCCGCGAGGAGCACTTCCTCAACCGAGTCTGCTACGAGATCGGCGTCAAGGAACTCATCGTTCAGGGCTTTCTCTCTCCGCTGCGAACCAAGGCAGGGCAAAGCCGGGTGGACACTTCGAACCTGCATGTCCGGGGTGGCGAGTACATCGCGGGTGAAGTCGAAGACCTGATGGACGACGATGCACTCGTCGATGCCGCATGCGCCGAGATCGTCGAACAGACGCACGACCGACATGCGGTGCTGATCTTCGCCTCCGGTGTCAATCACGGTCGGCACATCGTGCGGGTACTCGAGGAAAGGCACGGGAGCTATTGCGGATTCGTCTGCGGCGAGACACCCGGCGCGGAGCGCAACGAACTTATTGCCCGCTTCAAACGCGGTGGCCTGAAATACCTCTGCAATGTCAATGTGCTCACGACCGGGTTCGATGCGCCCAACATCGATTGCGTGGCCATGCTCCGGCCCACGCTCTCCCCTGGCCTCTACTACCAGATGGTCGGTCGCGGATTCCGGCTCCATCCCGGCAAAACCGACTGCCTCGTGCTCGACTTCGGCGGCAATGTTCTGCGCCACGGCCCGGTCGATGATCTGCAAGTCAAGGAACCGGGACAGGGCGAAGGAGAAGCTCCTGCCAAGGAATGTCCGGAATGCCAGGCGGTCATTCATGCGGCCTACGCCAGGTGTCCGGAGTGCGGCTACGAGTTCCCGCCGCCGCAGCGTGAGCAACACGATGATCGTGCAAGCACGGCGGGTGTGCTTTCCGGCCAGATCGAAGACACGGTCCACCGCGTCAGCGATGTCTATTACAGCACCCACACCAAGCGCGGCGCGGACCCGGACCACCCGCGTTCCATGCGTATTGAGTACCGCATCGGACTGAGCGAGTACGTCTCAGAGTGGGTCTGCTTCGAGCACACGGGTTATGCACGAACCAAGGCAGAGCAGTGGTGGCGCAAGCGGAGCCGCGAGCCGGTGCCTGTCAACACCGACGAGGCCGTAGACATCTGCGAGCGATGTGGCATCTGCGAGACGTCCTCGATCACGGTGCGCCGCACCGCTGGCGAGAGATACGACCGCATCGTGAACTGGGAACTCGGATCGATCCCGCCGCGACTGGATGGCTCAGATGAGCGGGACGGCGATGACCTACCCGAGTACGTCTTCGCCGATGATGAGGTGCCGTTTTGATTGGTTGCCACAGCACCCTTCATTGCGCTGCTGCGGACTACCTCGCCGCCGGTCTCTGCGTACTGCCAGCGCGCCGGACCGAGAAGCGTCCCGCCATGGGTCGTTGGAAGCGGTATCAGAAGCAACTGCCTACGGAGGCCGAACTGTCCGCATGGTTCGCCAACGGTCACGACGCTGTCTGCATCCTCTGCGGCCGAGCATCGAACAACCTGGAGATCATCGACTTCGATGTTGGTGGCGAGCAGTTCGCGCCATGGTGGGATTGCATTCCTGCAGAACTGCGGGAACGGCTGGTGATCGCATCCACCCAGTCCGGTGGTCGGCATGCGATCTACCGATGTGAGTCGTCGGTATCTGGCAACCTGAAGCTGGCTCAGCGCCGCGATGGCACGAAGATCATCACCCTCATCGAGACACGCGGCGAAGGAGGCCTGTTCCTTTGCGCGCCGACGGTTGGATACGAGATGGTTCAGGGTCACCTGTGCGATCCACCCGTGTTGACCGAAGCAGAGCGGGATGCGCTCCTGCAGTCGGCGTGGGAATTGAACGCACATGTGCCGCAGGTGGTCGATGGTCCGTCTGACAATGGCGTTCACCGCCAGAGAAGCACGTTGTCCGTCGAACAATGCGCATCTCCGCCAGACAAATCCGACAGGCCCGGCGATGACTTCAACCGTCGCGGAGATGTGAGGGACTTGCTCGAACAACACGGGTGGGTTCGCACCAAGGCGGGAGAAAACGAATACTGGCGTCGTCCGGGCAAGAGCGCGGGCATGTCCGCCACGCTCAAGGACCGGGTCTTCTACGTCTTCTCGTCCAATGCCGCGCCGTTCGAGCCGAATCAGGCATACTCACCGTTCTCGGTATACACACAGCTCATCTGCGGCGGAGACTTCGAGCAGGCGGCGCGTTCTCTGAGAGAACTCGGCTTTGGCGGCGACTCCCCCGGTTCTCTGACCGACCACGCCACGGGCGTGGACATCTCGGCCATTGTGCGAATGTCTGCCGCACCAGGCGCAAGTTCACCAGACAATGGCCACTCCGGCGAATGTCCGACCGACACCGCCGACCCGGGCCCGCTGCCCGCCGAGATGCTGCGCATTCCCGGCTTTGTTGGCCAGGTCATGGACTTCTGTCTGGCGACCGCGCCGTACCCAAACCCGGTCATGGCATTCTGTGGCGCGATCTCACTACTGGCATTCCTCGCCGGTCGCAAGGTGCGCGACTCCGGCGACAACCGCACCAACTTCTACCTGCTCGGTCTGGCCCACTCCTCGGCGGGCAAGGACTGGCCACGCAAGATCAACACACGCATCGTCCACGAGGTCGGCCTGGCCGATTGCCTTGGTGAACGGTTCGCCTCGGGCGAAGGCATCCAGGATGCTCTCTTTCAGACGCCGAGCATGCTTTTCCAGACCGACGAGATCGACGGCATGCTCCAGTCGATCAACAAGGCCAAAGACGCCCGGCACGAAGCGATCATGTCCACGCTGCTGACGATGTATTCATCGGCCAACAGCGTCTTCCCCATGCGCCGCAAAGCGGGCAAGGAATCGCCCGGCGTGATCGACCAGCCGAACCTGGTCATCTTCGGAACCGCCATCCCCAACCACTATTACGAAGCGCTGAGCGAGCGCATGCTCACCAACGGCTTCTTCGCCCGCATGATCATCCTCGAAGCAGGTCAGCGCGCCTCGGGGCAGGAGCCGAGCATTCGTGATCTTCCCACGCGCGTGCTTGAGACCGCCCGCTGGTGGTCGGACTACCGGCCGGGACGGGGCAATCTGGATGACTGGCACCCGGTGCCGACGGTGATCAGGCACACGGATGAGGCCAGACGTCTGATCGTCGAGACGCGCGAGGAAGCCGAGAGCGAGTACGCCATGGCTGAGGCGAGCAGCGATCCAGTGGGAACGACGGTCTGGGGGCGAGTCAGCGAGCAAGTGCGCAAGCTGGCGCTGCTTTACGCGATCAGCGAGAACCACGAAACACCACGGATCGGCGTCGATGCAGTGCGCTGGGCTTCGGCCTTCGTCATGCACCAGACGAAACGCATGCTCTTCATGGCGGCGAGTCATGCCGCGGACGGGGAGTTCGACGGGCTCATCAAACGGGCCGTTGCCATTCTGAGGGACTGGCACGAGAAGCACAGTCACGACAGCCTGGTACCGGCGTGGTATCTCCGACGCCGGCTGAAGCAGCGGCCCGGTGACTTCAAGGACATTGTGGTCGAACTGGCGGAGCGGCGCATTGCCGAGTACGCCACGGAACCCGGAACCACCAAACCCAAGTCAGGATACCGACTCTTATGAACGCCAGAGAAAGCCACCGAGAAAACTGCGCAGAAAACTGCGCGCTGCCGGGCCGAGACAGATTCGGGCCGGAGAAAACTGAGAAAACCGTCAGATTCCTGCGCGCCTCCATGCGGTTTTCTCGGAACCGGAAGGTACGGGAAAACAAGGGATTAAAGAGAGAAGAGAGAGATTTCTGTCATAGCTGCGCATACCCCTGTGCGCGTGTGTATTCGACGCCTCCGCGCGTACGCGTGGGGGTGGTCGGTTTTCTGCGCAGTTTTCTCTCGGGCGTCCAATCGCCGCGTGGACTCGTTCCCGGGCGACCTCACATCACCTCATCGGAGCCCTCACATGAACCACTTGCTCTGCCGGGATTGTCGCTTCTACGCCCCCGACGAAGAGCCGTACCCGAACCGGGAAATGGACCATCGCAACGGATATGGCCAGGGCACCTGTCGTCGCCACGCGCCGGTTGCACAGCCGCCCGACGAAGACGACCACGTCGTCAACTACGGCTATTGGCCAGTCGTGATGTCCGGCGATTTCTGCGGCGAATTCCAGGAATCAACGACGAGCTCGACATCTCGCCCGCCGCCATGAGGCAAATGCGAAGTGGCTGGCAGGATCATGGTTCCTTCCCGGCGGATGTGCGCAGGAGACGCCAGCGGGAACAGCAGCCAAGGGAGACAGACTTTCTTTCGGTTGGCCGGTCCGCTTTCTCGGCTCGCCGGGGCCATACCACATCGCTGTCCGGTGGCGGTCCGGCCAGCGTCCGAATCCTGTCCGATTTCGCCAACGGCCCACGGGCCGCGACGTTGGCCCAAGTCGCGGCCGGCCCCGGATTGGCCACCGCTCCCACCGCCCGAAACCTCGGCCACACTGCCCAACGTCGCCCAAATCCGGGGGCGTGGGCGAAGCGGGCCCAGATCACCCACCCCGAGGCCGGGATTGGCCTCGAATCCACCCGCAAGGAGGCGCACCGCCCATGAAAGTCGTCCAACGACCCATCGATGACATCACCCCATACGAGAAGAACCCGCGACAGAACGATGCCGCCGTCGAGGCCGTCGCGGCGTCGATCCGGGAGTTCGGATTCCGCCAGCCCATCGTGGTCGACGAGGCCGGCGTCATCATCTGCGGCCACACCCGGTTCAAGGCCGCGCAGCATCTCGGGCTCGCGAAGGTGCCGGTCCACGTCGCCACTGACCTGACCCCGGAGCAGATTCGGGCGTACCGCATCGCCGACAACAAGACTGGCGAGCTGGCGACGTGGGACATGGAACTGCTGCCGATCGAGATCGCCGAGTTGCAGAGCGCCGGCATCGACTGGTCGCTGCTCGGATTCGACGAAGACGAACTGGCGAAGCTGATGGCCGGCGACGTCGGCGTCACGGAGGGCTTGACCGATCCGGACGCGGTGCCGGAACCGCCGGATGATCCCGTCACCCAGCCCGGTGACCTTTGGCTTCTCGGAGATCATCGTCTGTTGTGTGGCGATTCATCGAGCGAAGCGGATCTGGATCGGCTACTCGATGGCGCGTCGATCGACATGGTCAACACCGATCCGCCGTACAACGTGAAGGTCGAGCCACGCAGCAACAACGCGATCGCAGCGGGCAACTCGTCGTTCCCCGAGCAAACGAAGAAGGCGGGGAAGCGGACGCATCACCAGTCGTTCGATGTCGCGCGGCAGGGCGAGAAGAAGGCGACGACGAAGAAGATGCGGGCCAAGGACCGGCCGCTTGAGAACGACTTCGTCACCGATGAAGCGTTCGACGAGATGCTGCTGGCGTGGTTCGGCAACATCGCCCGCGTGCTCAAACCAGGTGGATCGTTCTACATCTGGGGCGGCTACGCGAACATCGGGAACTACCCCGCGCCGCTGAAGGCGAGCGGGCTGTACTTCAGTCAGGGCGTCGTGTGGGACAAGCAACACCCAGTGCTCACGCGCAAAGACTTCATGGGCGCGTTCGAGATCTGCTTCTACGGCTGGCGCGAGGGCGCCGGGCATCACTTCTTCGGGCCGAACAACGCGACTGACCTCTGGCACGTGAAGAAGGTCAACCCGCAGTCGATGGTGCATCTCACCGAGAAGCCCGTCGAGCTGGCCGTCCGTTCGATCCAATACTCGTCACGGCCGAAGGAGAACGTGCTCGACCTGTTTGGCGGATCGGGCTCGACGCTCATCGCCGCCGAACAAACCGACCGGCAGGGGTTCCTGATGGAGATTGACCCGGCGTACTGCGACGTGATCGTGCAGCGCTGGGAGGAGTTCACTGGCAAGAAGGCCGAGCGCGTCCCCGCCGTGAACGCTGATGCCGAAGAAACAGCCCCGACCGCAGTCGAGGCTGGGGAGGCGTCGGAATGATCCGCTTACTCGGGGCCCTTCTCTCGAAGGGCGTGGAACTCGATCATCGCGTCCTCGAAGAGGCAGCGACCCGCGGCGTAGTTGCGGCGGTTGCGCTTCACCACGGACCCGCGCTCCTTCATGAATGCGAGCGCCACTGCGGCCTGCGTGCTCGGGGTGCCTGCCGCCGCGGCGAGTTCCTCGAGCGTGAAGCCCGGATCGCCCGCCTGAGTGCTGAAGAGCTCGACGGCGCGCGCGATCTCTTCGTACGAGGTGCGCGGGCAGCGATGCTCGTATGGCTCGCCACGCCCCCGTATGGGAACGACCGATCGGACCAGGTGGTCGTCGGCGACGGTGAAAGTCTCATGCCGGTCACGCATCGTCGCCCCCCTTGGTCCGCGCCTGCGGGTCGTACTCGGTGCCGCACGTCGCGCAGCGAACGCGATCGCCGTCGGTTCCGATCCACACCAGCCGATCGACGTCGCGCTCGCCGCAGGCCGGGCATGCGTCATGCAGCGCGACCAGATTGTCGCTGTCGTTGGTGGCCACGGTCACGCTCCCTTCCCGGCGGCGAAGAGCCCGCGGTCGGTCTTGCGGAAGCGTGCGTCCTTGCCCTTGGCGCTGATCTCGCGAATCATCGCGGCGTAGAGCGTCGCGTGCGGCGTCTTGCCATCGGTGTTCCAGCCCGCGGCGATGGCCTGCTCTGCGATCGTCTTGGCGTTGAGCGGCTCCTTCGACTCCCCGAGAACCTTCGCGGCAAGGTCGAGGCCGCTCACGCGATTGGCCTTCGGATCGGACTTCGCAGTCGGCTGCTTCGCGCGGGGCTTCGGCGGCTTCGGCGTGGCGGCCTTGGCCTTGGAGCTCGCCGTTTTGCTGATCGATCCGCGTGTGGTCTTCGCCGCCTGACTCATCGCGCGCTCGCCCCCGGAATTGGCGGTCTGACCGTCCGCGCTCGCCTTCCGCTGGTTGCGGATGCGGGCGTTCTGCTGGTCGGCGGCTGCGACCGCCTTGGCCTGGGCACCCTCCATCACCGGCGCCCGCAGGCGCTGCGCGCTCTTGATGCGGATCTTCTTCTTGGTGGCGAGGTTGGTCGCGTCCCAGCCGCCGCCGGGATGCTCGTCGTCGATGCGAACGTCTGTGAGCTTGTCGCTCACCTTCGCGCGGTAGACGCTTCCGATCTTGATGTCTGCCTTCTTCATGGCATGGACTCCTTCTGCGACTCAGTCGCGGTTCATGTTGGTGACCAACGCCCACTCGGCGCGGATCGGTTCGTATCGATGGGGAAAGACGGTGTGCCCGCGGCGCTCAAGCGCGTCGGAGAAGCGGCTGCAGAGTTCGCCGACGTTGACGCGGTGTTCGGCCAGCGCCTGGGCGACCGTGCTCGCAGCCTGCCCACGGCGATCGGCTTCGATGGTGCGCCGGAGCGTGTCGGCCTTCTCGACGATCGCGATCTCGAGGCGCTCGGCCTTGCGGGCGGTCTCGTTGAGGAGGTCTGCACGCTGCTGCTGCAGCGCGGCGATCTCGCGGACGGCGTCGTCGGTCGTGGTGGTGGTGGCTTTTCGGGTCATGTGGTTCCTCCTGGAACGACAGCCCGCCGCGAGTTCCGGGGGGTCGCGGCGGGCTCAGGTCGTGATCTGCTGGACGGTGACTTCCGATCCGCATCGCGGACAGGGTGCGGTGCGGGGCAACGGACCGCTCTCTCTCCCGGCGTGGTACGCGGCGAGCAGCGCTTCCCGGATCGACCAGACCGCGAGGTCGTGGAAGTCGAGGCTGTCGCTCTTCCGCGTCTCAAGCGTCGGCAGATCGAGAACGGTCCTGGCGATCTCTTCGAGGCGTTGGTTGATGTCGTCGTGTCGCATGGCGATGTGGTCCTTTCACGCACACAAGGGCATGGACTGGCGAAGACATCAAGGCCACTGCGCGAGGATTCGCCGGATGTGGGCAACTTCGCTGAGAATGTGGGCAACTGTTGGCGGAAGGCGGCATGATGTCGGAGTCCGCACGCAAGAGAGCTGTCAAACCAGGCCGACTGAACCCCATGGCGCTATCCGCTACCGACGCGGCGCGCTTGCTCACATCGGCGGGTGGCATCCGCATCGACGTCGAGCAAATCGCCGCGGACATCGAATCCGGCGCTCCGACAAACGGCGACGGCACGATCAACCTCGTGCACTACGCCGCCTGGCTCGTGAAGGAGATGGCGCTCCGTGCCAACTGACCCACGACAACTCCGGCCAACGGAGCTGTGCCAGCTCTTGAACTCGACGCACCTCGGTGAGGTCATCGCTGAACGTCAGTTGCGTCGTCATCGCACCCGGGCCGGGCTGCGCATTGCGTCGGCGCAGGACGAGCGGCGCGTGGACCTGATCCGGTACGTCGCCTGGCTGGTGCTGGAGCGCCACCGCGCGTTGGCCGATGCAGAAGACAATCAGCCGGCAGGTTACGACGCGGTGCGCGAGCGGGCGCTTGCGCGAAGCAAGACACTGTCATTGTCTGGACGCGACATCGGAGAGCTGCCGGCTGTCGTGAATCCCCAGCGAAGGAAGCAGGTCGAGGGCGACTTCCGTTCATTCTGCGAGACGTACTTCCCGCAGACATTCACGATGGCATGGTCAGACGATCACTTGAAGGTGATCGCCAAGATTGAGCAGGCCGTGCTCGAAGGCGGCCTCTTCGCGATGGCGATGCCGCGCGGCAGCGGGAAGACCACGCTCTGCGAGATCGCATGCCTCTGGGCGATTCTCATCGGCGCGCGCGAGTTCGTGGCATTGATCGGCGCCGACGAAGCGCACGCGGCGAACATGCTTGACTCCATCAAGGCGGAGCTTGAGAACAACGAACTGATGCTCGCGGACTTCCCGGAGGTCGTGTATCCGATCCACTGCCTCGAAGGCATCCACCAGCGCGCTGGCGGACAGCTCTTCGACGGCAAGCAGACGCACATCGGTTGGACCGCTCGCGAGATCGTGTTGCCGACGATGCCGGGAAGCACGGCGTCCGGCGCGATCATTCGGGTGGCCGGGATCACTGGTCGCATTCGCGGCATGAAGCACAAGCGGGTGGACGGACTGTCGGTGCGCCCGTCACTCGTGCTCATCGATGACCCGCAGACGGACGAATCCGCCCGTTCACCATCGCAGTGCGTGACGCGGGAGCGGATCCTCGCTGGCGCGATCCTCGGGCTCGCAGGTCCGGGCAAGAAGATCGCCGGTCTCATGACGATCACCGTCGTGAGACCGGAGGACATGGCCGACCGGCTTCTGGATCGCGAGAAGCATCCGCAGTGGCAGGGCGAGCGCACGCGGATGATCTACGAGTTCCCGGTGAACGAAGCGATGTGGGCCAAGTACGCGGAGCTGCGAGCGGACGGACTCCGCAATGACGCTGGTATCACCGCTGCGACGGCGTTCTACAAAACGCACCGCGAGGCAATGGACGATGGCGCCGTGGTGGCCTGGGCAGAGCGGTTCAATCACGATGAGTTGTCTGCCGTCCAGCACGCTATGAACCTCAAACTCCAGGACGAAGCCGCGTTCTGGGCCGAGTACCAGAACGAGCCGATGCCGGAGAACGAGCCAGACATCGACCTGATGAGCGCTGATGAGATCGCGGCGAAGGTCAACGGGATGAAACGTGGCGAGGTGCCGACCGGCTGTTCCCACCTGACCATGTTCATCGATGTACAGAGCAACGTCCTGTTCTACCTCATCGCGGCATGGTCGGACGATTTCACCGGGCACGTGATCGATTACGGTACTGAACCGGACCAGAGGCATGCCCCCGGAGCCTACTTCACGCTGCGAGACGTGAAACGCACGCTCGGTCGGGCTGCACCGAGGGCGGGTCAGGAAGGTGCGATCTACAGCGGGCTCGAGCGACTCACCAACACGATGCTCAGTCGTGAATGGAAACGCGACGATGGTGCGCGGGTACGAATCGACCGCTGTCTCATTGATGCGAACTGGGGAACGTCGACGGATGTCGTGTATCAGTTCTGCCGACAGAGTCAGTTCGCCAACGTGCTCCTGCCCAGCCATGGTCGGTACGTCGGCGCATCGAGTCTCCCGTTCAGCGAATACAAGCGCAAGCGCGGCGACCGAGTTGGCCATAACTGGCGCATCCCCAACGTGGCAGGCAAACGGGCGGTGCGTCACGTGCTGTTCGACACGAACTACTGGAAGTCGTTCATCCACGCCCGCCTGGCGGTTCCCATGGGCGATCCGGGTTGTCTTTCGCTTCACGAGGGTGACCTGAATCGACACCGCCTTCTGGCCGAGCACTTGACGGCGGAGTATCGCGTCAAGACCGAGGGACGCGGCCGCACCGTCGATGAGTGGAAGCTGCGTGTTGGCGGTCTCGACAATCACTGGCTTGACTGCATGGTTGGTGCGTCCGTTGCGGCATCGATTCAGGGAGCGGGCCTGCTGGGTATCGGCCGGCGAGAGGCACGTCCCAAACAACGGATCAAGCTGTCGGAACTGCGGAGGAACAGGCAATAGATGACACCGGAAGCCGAGCAGAACAACTCGAAGGATCGGCGTGGATTGGAGTGCTCCTTCTGCGGTTGTAGACACTTCCGGGTGCTCTACACGCGTCGTGCTCACGGCGGCCGAGTGATGCGGCGCCGCGAATGCCGTCATTGCGGACGGCGGATGACGACCTTTGAACAGACTTCTGCGAGCAGCAGATAGTCATCTTCGGTCGTCATCAGGTTCTACATGCGGAACGATCTTCGCACTTGTCGCCAAGCCCCCGACACTCAGCGTGTCGGCCGGGTAAGTAACCAGTAGACATCTGAAACGGTTCTCAACACCTCGCGGCTCGCGTGCGACACGTTTCGCGCCGTGCAAGTGTCCGCGTGTGACGAGAACGCTCCTCCATCCCGATTCCTCCACCTGCTCAGGAGCACTTCATGCCCACCAGCGTCGCCAACTTCGACATCGCGGGAGCCGCCGATCGACTCGTCACGTTCGCCAACGAGATCATCGCCTCGCAGTCAGCTCGCCAAGCCGAGTTCAACGAGCATGATCGCGACCGCGCTTCGGCCTATCTCGATCGACTCGAGTCGTACGTCGAGGTCATCTCGAACCCCGCCAACCCGCTCGATCTTCCGAAGACGCATCCGACGGCGTATCCGATCACGGTGTTTCCTGGCGACGAGCAGATCAACGCGATCGAGAACGCCGAAGTGCGCGACCTGACGAGACGCTTCAAGGCCGCGCACGTCGAGCTGACCAACAGTCAGTCGAAGGACCGGGCGACCGGCATCTTCGATGCGGACAAGGTCCGGCTCGAAGCGCTCATCGAGAACGCCCGCGGCATGATCGAGTTCGGCAAGACTTCCGTGGATCTCCCTGAGAACCCCGCTGATATTCCGGCGGTCTGACATCAATCCCGCAATCGATCGGAAGCCTGGTAGCACACATGCCCGAGCCACTCGACGACACCATCCGCGACAACGCCAAAGGCCCCAAGAAGGCCTCGGGCGACGCGGGCAGCGTAGAGCAGCACGATCTCGCGGATCAGATTGCGGCGGATCGTTACCTGAACTCGAAGGACGCGGTCAAAAAGAAAGGGCTCGGGATCAAGATCACCCGAGCCATCCCACACGGAACGGTTTGAGGAACGAGCACGAATGCTCAAGCAACTGATCAACAAACTGACCGTCCGCACGCGGCAACCCAGCGACGCTCCCCCCGGCGTCGCGACCGCTGCTACTGCGGGCGTGTCAGTCCTCAGATTGCCGCCTCTCCGCGCCCGATACGACGCGGCGGCGACCACGGATGGGAACCGCCGCCATTGGGCGAATGCCGATGGTCTGAGTGCGGACGCTGCCACGAACCCGGAGGTCCGGCGCGTCCTGCGCAACCGGGCACGGTATGAAGTGGCCAACAACAGTTACGCCCGCGGGATCGTCAGCACCCTCGCGAACGATGTCATCGGCACTGGACCGCGTCTCCAGATGCTGACTGGTGACCCGGACGCGGATCGTCGCATCGAGGCCGCGTTTGCTGACTGGGCACGGACCGTTGACCTCGCAGCCAAGCTGCGCACCATCCGGATGGCCCGCGCTGAGTCCGGCGAAGGATTCGTCCTGCTCGCCCGAAATCCCCGTCATGGCTCACCTGTTCAATTGGACATCCGGCTCATCGAGGCGGACCAGGTGGCCACGCCTGATCTTGCCCTGAATGTGCGCGGTGCCATCGACGGCATTGTCTTCGATGATGTCGGCAACCCGATCGAGTACCACGTCCTCAAGCAGCACCCCGGCGACTTGCGCTGGCTCTCGAACCTCGCGTATCGACGCATCCCGGCTGCCGTGGTCATCCACTACTTCCGCGCTGACCGGCCTGGTCAGAGCCGGGGTATTCCAGACATCACACCGGCGCTTCCGCTGTTCGCACAACTGCGGCGGTTCACGCTCGCCGTGATCAGCGCCGCGGAAACGGCAGCCGACTTCGCCGGCGTCCTCTACACCGACGCGCCAGCCAACGGCGAGGCCGAGGACGTTGAGCCGATGGACGCAATCGAGATCGAGCAGCGCATGCTGCTCACGATGCCTGGCGGCTGGAAGATGGCGCAGCTCAAGGCCGAGCAACCGGCGACGACTTACGGCGAATTCAAACGCGAGATCCTCAACGAGATCGCGCGTTGCCTGAACATGCCGTTCAACGTCGCAGCCGGAAACTCCTCTGGCTACAACTACGCCTCCGGCCGCCTCGATCACCAGACCTACTTCAAGAGTATCCGCATCGAGCAGGCGCACATTGAGCGCACTGTGCTGGATCGGATTGTCAATGCCTGGCTCGACGAGGCGGTGCTTGTCGAGGGTCTGCTCCCGCAATCGATGCGGATGCGCAATGCCTCCCGAACGCACCAATGGTTCTGGGATGGAAACGAACACGTTGACCCGGCCAAGGAAGCGAACGCACAGGCAACGCGGCTTGAGAGCCGGACGACTTCCCTTGCTCGCGAGTACGCACGCCAGGGACTCGACTGGGAATCCGAGCTGCGCCAGATCGCCAAAGAGCGCGAGCTGATGAACACCCTCGGCATCCAGCCCCCGGACACCCCGGACACCCCGGACTCAGCGGGCGCTCCCGTCCCGGCCGGCACAAAGGACGAACACGATGACGACGACACCCGAGGCAACTGAGTTGCCGGACATCCTGGCAATGGATTGTGAAGTCGCGATCGAGGCCGCTGCGCCGTCGACGGAAGACGGTACTGACGGAAGCCTCCCTCGCTTCTCAATGATCGCATACACCGGTGGTCCGATCCGCACACTCGGTTTCGCGTATCCGGTGGTCGTCAATCTCGACGGCATGAACATCCCCACGCAGCGCCGACCAGTGCGATTCCAGCACTCCGCATTCGAAGGTGTCGGCCATACCGAACGCATCGCCGTCGAGAACGGCAAGCTCATCGCCGATGGCGTCGTGTCGCGTGACACGAAGGCCGCGAATGAGATCGTCGCCAGTGGGAAGAAAGGATTTCCCTGGCAGGCATCGATCGGCGCATCCGTCGACGAACTCGAGTTCATCAAACGCAACGTGGCGGTGACCGTGAACGGCCGGAAGTTCAAAGGCCCGATCTACATCGCCCACAAGACCACTCTCAATGAAATCAGCTTCGTCGACCTCGGCGCGGACCAGCAGACGCGGGCCCGAATTGCTGCCCAGCATCTCAAGGAGACCCAGGCCATGCCTGACCCCCAACCACACGACACCGATGGAGCGGCCACCGAATCCGCGCCGATCAACGACCGCACGCCTCAGGCTCCGCCACAACTGCAGCGCAACGCGAACATCACTGCGAGCGACCCAGCGGCCGAGATCGATCAGATCACGTCGCGCGCCCGGGCAGAGTCCGATCGGCGTCAGCGCATTCAGGCGATGACGGCCGAGGTACTGACGCAGCGTCCCGAACTCGCCGACGATCTCGGGCGCCTGGCTCATGCCGCCCTCGAAGCCGGATGGAAGTCCGACAAGTACCAACTCGAGGTCATGCGGCTCAGTCGAACCTACGAAGGTATCGGCGGCCCACGTTCCCAGAGTGATCGGATCGAGGGTTCAATCATCGAGGCTGCACTGTGCTTCGCTGGCGGACTCGAGTCCGAGACGCTGGAATCGCAGTTCAGCGAGCGAACGCTTGATGCCGCAAACCGGGAGTATCGCCACGGGCTTGGTCTGTGCGAAACGCTCCTCATCTTCGCCCAGGCGAATGGCTACCGTGGCTTCGGCCGCAGTGATTTGAAGGGCTTGCTGCAGTTCGCCTTCTCGGGCGACATGCAGGCATCTGGATTCAGCACGATGTCCCTGCCCGGCATCCTCTCCAACGTGGCGAACAAGTTCCTCCGTGCCGGCTTCGAGGCGGTCGAATCCACCTGGCGTGACATTGCCGCGATCCGCACCGTGCGCGACTTCAAGCAAGTCAGCAGCTATTCACTGTCTGGTGGATTCGTCTACGAAGAGATCCCGCCGGGTGGTGAACTCAAGCATGCATCGGTCGGTGAGACGGCATACACGAACCAGGCCAAGACCTACGGCCGGATGTTCGGCATCGACCGCCGTGATCTGATCAACGACGACCTCGATGCGCTTACGGCAGTACCGCGCCGACTTGGACGAGGCGGTGCCCTCAAGCTCAACGACGTCTTCTGGGCGGAGTTCCTCAGCAACGCTGCGTTCTTCGTGGCTGGGAACAACAATTATGCCGACGGGGTCACGACGGCACTGGGCATCGATGCGCTGACGCAGGCCGAGACGATGTTCCTTGACCAGACCGATCCCGATGGTCATCCCCTCGCAGTCGCGCCGGTGATCATGCTGGTGCCCAACGCACTGTATGTGCCGGCGACGCAGATCATGAACTCGACTGAGCTGCGCGATCCGTCGTCCTCAAAGAAGACGCCGGTGTCGAATCCGCACGCAGGCAAATTCCGACCAGTGCGTTCGAGTTACCTCAGCAATCCGAAGTACACCGGTGCCAGTGGTCTGGCGTGGTACATCCTCGCCGACCCGGCTGACATGCCGGTCATCGAGGTCGCATTCCTCAACGGTCAGCAGCAGCCGACCGTCGAGAGCGCCGACGCCGACTTCAACAACCTCGGCATTCAGATGCGCGGCTACCACGACTTCGGTGTCGCCAAACAAGAGCCGCGTGGCGGCGTGAAAATGAAGGGCGAGGCGTAAGCCCCGTTCTCTCACTCTGAAGGAGAGCATTCCCAATGCCAACTGCCACATACATCCAGGAAGGCGACGCCCTCAACTACACGCCGGGCTCCGACGTGAGCGCCGGCGACGTAGTCGTCCAGAATGAACTGGTCGGCGTCGCGAAGCGGGACATCCCGGCAAACACTCAGGGATCAATCAGCGTCGCCGGCGTGTTCGACTTCCCGAAGGCGACCGGCGCAAGCACTGCGATCGCCGAAGGTCTCGACGTGTACTGGGACGCCGGCGCCCTTGAGGCGACCACCGACAGCGCGACCGGCACCAACAAGTTCATCGGGCGCAGCATCGCTGCGGCCAGCGACAGTGATGCGACGGTTCGCATCCGCATGAATCAGTGAGCGATCCGATGTCTGATGTTCTCGAACAAGGTGCGCAGTTCCTCGACGACCAGCGCCATGCCCACATGACCACGACGGTCACATACCAGCGAGGAGCGTCCACGGTTGACGTCGCCGCAACGGTTGGTCGAACGACGTTCGAGCAGGCTGACGAGTTCGGTGGCATCCAAAGACTGGAGTCGCGGGACTATCTCATCCGCACGGCCGATCTTGTGCTCGATAGCAACACGGTTCTCCCGAAGGCTGGCGATCAGATCCATGAGTCGGTCGGCGCATCAGTGTTTGTGTACGAGGTCATGGCTCCCGGAGCAGAACCACCGTTTCGATACAGCGATCCGTACCGGAAGGCGCTGCGAATCCACACCAAGCATGTCGCCACGGAGGCCGTATGAGCGGGAGCACCGAGAGAGAATCCAGACCCAACGGGTCGCCGCGCTGGTCCGGCGTTGTAATCCCCGGAGTGATCGCCGTCCTGGCAGTCACCGTCCAGTGGGGTGTGGTCACGACGAAGCTCGACCACGTTGAGATGCGTCTCGACGAGCTGCTCATTGAGGCCCGGGCGCTGCGCACGGAGTACCAGAGCATCGAGCGCCGCGTGTCGTATCTCGAGGGCCGACTGAATGGGAGAGATACACCATGAGTGTCATCACAGACATCGCCGATGCCGTGGCCGAGTCACTGAACGCCGGATTGTTCAGCGAGACGTTCACGGCCGAACGGCTGCATCAACCATCGTTTGACTTGCCGGAGTTGCAAGCGCTCCATGTCAGCGTCGTCCCCAAGTCCGTGACGATTCAGAACGCATCGCGCCAGCACTCGTTCTTCGATTGCGCTGTCGATGTCGGCATCCAACAGAAGGTGGACGACGATGGTCGCGTCGATGAACTACTCGACCTGGCCGAGGAGATTGCTGATCACCTCCGGCTCAAACGACTGGCTGCATATCCACAGGCGGCATGGCTGGCGATTGAACATGACCCCGTTGTTGCCTCGGAGCATCTGGATCAGAACCGGCAACTCACGAGTGTGCTCACCGTGACCTACAGGGTGAAGCGATGAACACACCGATCGTCCGAAAGATCGCATTGAACGCGCTCTTCCTGCCGCTCACCACGGAGCGTCTGGTCGGCACGTTCACGATCCGCAACACGTCGACCGGCAACGCGGTGCTGCTCTGCGATGACGGCATTACCGAACTGCCAATGGACCGCAGCCAGCAGTTCACGCTGGAGGGTGTCGACCTCTCGAAGATCCATGCGAAGGGCAACCTCGGCGACTTCCTCATGGTGATCGGCGCAACCCGGACGGTGTAAAGGAGACTCTTGATGGCCATCAAACTCGGCATGGAAGCAACACTCAACTACAAGGTCGACGGCCAGGACGCCGCCGGCTCATGGCTTGAACTTACCAACACCAAGGATGTCACCCTCTCGCTCGAAGCTGGCGAGGCAGACGTGACCACTCGCGCCAACGCCGGGTGGCGAGCCATCGTCGCGACGCTCAAGGAAGCGAGCGTCGAGTTCGAGATGGTGTGGGACACCGGTGATGCCGGGTTCGGCGTCATCAGAGACGCTTACCTCGGCAACGCCATCGTCGGATTCCAGATCCTCGACGGCGACTCCCCGGCGGCGAGGGCCTGCAGGCCGACTTCATGATCACGTCGTTCTCGCGCTCTGAGGCGCTGGAAGAAGCGATCACGGTGTCAGTCACCGCCAAGGTGACCTATTCCGTCACCCCGCCCACCTGGATCGGAGGTATCTGACCCGTGAAAACGTTTACTGACAACGTCGGTCGATCCTGGGATGTCGCGATCAACGTCGCGGCGATCAAACGCGTGCGCGATCTCGTCGGCGTCGATCTGATGGAGATTGTCGATGGCACCCTGATCGAGAAGCTCATTCACGATCCGATTCTCCTGTGCGACATCGTCTACGCCGTGTGCAAACCACAGGCGGCCGAGCAGGAGATTGGAGACGAGGACTTTGGTCGCGCGATGGCAGGCGATGCCATCGAACATGCGACGACCGCTCTGCTGGAGGACCTCGTGTCTTTCTGCCCGAGCCCGAGGGACCGGAACAACCTCGGGCGCGTACTCGAAACGACGAGCCGGGTGATGGACAAGGCGCGGGATCTGATCGAGCAGAAGCTCGACAGCGGCGAACTGGAACGGATGGCCGAGGAGGCGCTCGCGACTGCTGGCGACTCATCTGGCATTGCGCCGGCATCATCGGAATCGATCCGGGCCCCTTGACTCTGCGTGAATTGCTGTTGATGGCTGATGGCCGTCAGCGTTCAGATTGGTCGCGCACCAGTGCGCAGATGGCGTTGATCGCCAACACGCAGCGTGACCCGAAGAAGACGCGGGCGTTCCGCCCGAGCGACTTCGACCCATTCGTCCGCGCCGTGCCGGTCATGAAGACCGACATCGGCGCACTCAAGACCGTGTTCATCGACAAAGTAATGCCCAAGGAGGTACTGGAGCAATGAAATCATGGAAGACAACAGTGGCAGGGATTGCCGCAATCGTGGCCGCGATCGCACTGGCCGTCGCGCACCAGCTCGATGCTGACCCGACAACCGTTGCAGATTGGAGCACTGTCATCACCGCGCTCATGGCTGGCGTTGGTCTCGTTCTCGCTCGCGACAACGACACGACGAGCGAACAGGCGGGGGCGAAGTGAGGTGCGCATCGTCGCCCAGATCGTCGCCGCTCTCGCACTCTCGCTCTTCAAATGGCTCGAAGCTCGCCACGAGAAGGCGAAGACGGCTCAGGTGGCCGAGCGTCATGCTGATGCTCTTCGCCGTATTGGTGATCGGGTGCGCGCCTGGGAGAACCGTGCTCGTGACGGACGACTCCCCGCTTCGGATCGGCCCGGAGACGACGGGGCAGGTGTATCGCCTGATCGACGGTGAGTGGGTGCTGTCCGACAACCGTATTCAGTTGCCGGTGGGGTGGTACGCCGTACCACCCCGGTTCGTGCATCCGAATGATTTTCGTTCCGGGGGAGTTTCCGGGGGCGGAGGCGGGGGCGGGGGGACGCCGTGATCGATATGCGGATCAAGGCGATGTTCTTCGATCGACCGAAGGTCACGCGGGCCGTCGATCGTGCGAAGCGCCGAGTCTTGTCGAAGGCCGGTGCTTTCATCCGGCAGCGCGCCCGCACCTCGATCCGCAAGCGGAAGAGAATCAGCCGACCGGGAGAGCCACCGTCAAGCCATGCCGGGCACCTGCGCCGGTTGCTCCTCTTCGGCTACGACCGTCAGCGCGAGTCCGTCGTGGTTGGCCCGGTCGGATTCCGGCGCTCCACTGCGCCACGCGTCCTTGAGGTCGGCGGCCGGACGACGGTCGAGTCTGGCGGACGCTCCCGGAGAAGTGGTCGTAGGAAGAAGAATCGAACGGTTCGCATCGCCGCCCGGCCGTACATGGCTCCCGCGCTGGAGAAAGAACGGTCCAACCTTCCCAAGGTCTGGCGCAACAGCATCCGCCCCCGGAATGGAGGATGACCCGTGGCAAACACAAGCGGCATCCGCGCCGGGCGCGCCTTCGTCGAACTTGGCGTCAACGACAGACTCACTGCAGGGCTCAAGCGAGCACAACGCCGCCTTCGTACATTCGGGGACAGCGTTCGCTCAGTCGGGATGCGTCTGGCGGGCATCAGTGCTGGCGTCGCAGCTGGCTTTGCCATCTCGACGCGTGTGTTCGCTGGCTTCGACGATCGCATGCGCGTCGTCCGCGCCGTGACAGGCGCAACCGAGCAGCAGTTCGAGTCACTGCGTGAGGAGGCCAAACGACTCGGGCGAACGACGTCGTTCACCGCCGGTCAAGTCGCCGAGGCCATGACGGAACTCGGCCGCGCGGGATTCCAGCCGCAGGCGATTCTCGATAGCACGGAATCGGTGCTCGCCCTGGCCCGGGCGACGAGTACTGAATTGCCTCGCGCAACCGAGATCGCCGGCGCTGCACTGCGGGGTTTCAACATCCCGGCGACCGAGATGGGCCGCGTCTCCGACGTGCTCACCGCCACGGCGAACAAGAGTGCCCAGACACTTGAGGATCTCTTCGAGGCCTTCAAACCGGTGGCTCCACTCGCGGTCGAGGCGGGCGAGAGCATCGAGGATGTCGCGGCCGCTATTGGCATCCTCGCCAACAACGGCATCAAGGGCAGCCTCGCGGGCAACGCTCTGGCTCGAGCGTACAAGAACCTCTCGAACGAATCTCGGCAGGCCGAACTCCGCAAGGTCGGGATCGATGCCGTCGATGCGTCCGGTAACCTCCGACCCCTCGCCGATATCCTCAATGATTTGGCGAAAGCCACGCAAGGCCTCGGCTCCGCCGAGCGCCTCGCCTTCTTTGAGACGCTCTTTGGGCGCGGTCAGGCGGCCGCACTCAAGCTGGCATCCTCGGCCCAGGCGTTCGAGGTGCTTCGCGATGAGATCCGCCGCTCCGCTGGCATCGCTGTTCAGACGGCAGATCAGATGGATGCCGGGATCGGCGGCGCGTTCCGCCGTTTGCTCTCCGCCGTGGAAGGTATCGCGATCGCCATTGGTGAAGCGATCGAGCAACCGGTTCGCCGTGCCGCCGATGCACTGGCTGCTATCGCGGGATGGATCACGAAGGTCGTCAACCGCAATCGCGAGTTGATCGCGACGATCGCCAAGGTGACCGCGATCGCACTTGCGGTCGGGATCGCACTGGTGGTTGCCGGCGCGGCGATTGTCGGACTCGGCGCTGTGTTCGGAGCGATGGCGTCAATCATCGCTGGAGTCGGCACAGCACTTGGCATCGTTGGCGCGGCCATCACCGCGTTGCTCTCGCCCATCGGTCTGATCATCGCTGCAGTCGTTGGGCTCGGCGGTGCTCTGGTCATTTCCACTGGCGTGGCGGGCGAAGCCCTCACCTGGCTGGGTGAGCAGTTCGGACGTCTCCGCGACCGGGCGACAAGTGTCGTCCAAGGCATCACCGATGCTCTGGCTGCCGGCGACGTCGCGCTCGCTGCGGAGATCCTCTGGCTGTCGCTCAAGCTCATCTGGCAGAAGGGCGTAGCCGCGCTCAACTCGGTCTGGCTCACGGCTCGGAACTTCTTCATCACGACCGCGCAGAAAATGTGGTTCGGGGCTCTTGCCGCCGGGCAGATCGTCTGGCATGCGCTCGAGGTCGGGTGGATCGAGACGACGGCTTTCCTTTCAAAGACATGGTCTCGCTTCGCGACGAGCTTTAAGAAGATCTGGGAGACCGCCACATCCTTCGTTGCCAAACGGATGCTGGAGATCCAGGGGCTATTCGATTCGTCGCTTGATGTCGATGCCGCGAAACGGGGCATCGATGAGCAACTCGAATCACGACTCGATGACCTTGACGCCGAGGGGCAGCGCCGGATCGATGAACGTGAGCAGCGACGCCAGCGTCAACGGGAACAATCGGCTGAACTGAACGACGCCACGCTTGCTGCGATCGGACAGCAGTTCGAAGAGGCGCAGGAGAAGCTGCGTCAAGCCACAGGCGAGAAGATCGCAGAAACACAGCGCGAACTGGATGCAGCCCGGGCGAAACTGGATGAAGCGATCGAACGGGCGCGGCAGCGGCGTGAGGATCAGGAAGGCGAAGCAGGTGAGACACCCGGTGGCCACCGATCACCGCAGGAGCTGCTCGACGACTTCCAGGACCGCATCGCCGGACTGGGACAAGCGATCGCCCGAGGCGCGACGGTGCGCGGGACGTTCAACGCTGCTGCCGCCCAGGGACTTCTGGGCTCCGCCGATGCGCAGGAGCGAACCGCCGCCGCCACTGCACAAACCGCTCGCAACACCAAGCGGCTCGTCGATGCCGCTCGTACTGGAGGACTCACCTTCGCATAGCCCGCGAGGTACTGAAGAACCATGCCCATCGTCGTGGAAGAGAAGTTCGACAGCCGCATCATCGTCGCCGGTGACAACCCGAGCGCGGAGTTGCGGTACGTCGTCTTCGGCACGGACGATGAACAGTCGGCACTCTCAAGTATTAGTACTGCTGCGCCCGCCACGTACGACCTCATGCCGCGCCGGACGATTCAGGTCGAGCCGCTCGCGAATGAACTGTGGGACGGTGTGGTCCGGTACAGCACCGAAGAGCAGACGGAGCCGCCGCAGACGGGCGAATCGGCATTCGCCTTCGATACTGGAGGTGGATCACAGCACATCACGCAGAGCCGCTCGACGATCAACACGTTTGCACCGTCCGGCGAGACGGCACCTGACTTTCAGGGTGCAATCGGAGTCACGGACAATGGCGTCGAAGGCGTGGATGTCACCGTTCCGGTGTACCAGTTCTCCGAGACCCACTACCTCGATGACACGGTCGTGACGGCCGCCTACAAGGGCACGCTGTTCTCGTTGACCGGCACAGTGAACAGCGGCGGCTTCAAGGGGCTGGCTGCGGGCGAGTGCCTGTTCCTCGGCGCGGCTGGCTCGAAGCGCGGGCTCGGTGATTGGGAGATCACGTTCCGATTTGCGGGCAGCCCGAACGTCACCGGCCTCGTAGTCGGCCCGATCAGTGGGATCAGCAAGAAGGGCTGGGAGTACCTCTGGGTTCGGTACGCCGAAGTCGAGGATGAGATCGCGCAGGTTCTCGTCAAACGACCGGTCGCAGCATACGTCGAGCGAACCTACAACTCGGGAAACTTTGCAGCGTTGGGGATTGGCACATGACTGATCACCTGCGCAAAGTCCGAACCGGCGATCCGCTCCGCATTCCTGCGCGGGCGTACAACGCGTTCGTGGACGCGGCCCATCTGGCGGGACGCATCGATGCCGACACCGGCGCCGGGCCAGCCATTCCGGGAGCGGGCACCCAAGAACACCTCGTTCTGGTCCGCAACGAGTCTGGCACTGATCTGCCGCGATTCGGCATCCTCGGTATCGACCGACCGATCATCGAGCCCGGTGCCCCCGGAGAGGGCAACACCGACGAGTTCAAACGCCGTACGGCATTGATTGGGGCTGGGATCACGACGACGGACGAATACGTCGGGCGCTTTGTCGTCGCACGCGAGCCGATCGCGTCCGGCAAGATCGGCTGGTCGGTGATCCGAGGTGTGACGCCCGCGAAGGTGAACGTGATCGACGAGGAGCATTCGCATGCCGACACCTACCCGGACGAGCAGATTCTCCGCAGCGGATTCACGGGTGCCGCCCGGATCCTCTGGAAGGAACCGGGTACCGGCGAGCTACTCGCACTCATCGAGATGGGTCCTGCGGATCGCGATCGATTCGCCGCGAAACTGGGGACGACCACACTGATCGAAGGCCGGACATTCGGCTGGCTCTACGAGTGGGAAGAGGTCCGCCTCGACGGCGACCCGCTCAGTTCATCGTTCGGTCAATACATCAGACCGAGTGGATCCTCTTCCGAAGGCTGGTTGTCTTCGGCAGGCGACTCATCCAAAGTCGCCTTCAACCGCTACGAAGCGCATCTGTCGGTGATCCACGCACAGGCTGGCGGCACCGAAGGATTCGCAGACGGCGGCGCGTGCCTGATTCCTGGAGCACTTGAGAATTGCCCACCACGACGGGCGGCGGTCCCGATGCTCCATCCCATTCCGGAGGACGTAGTCGTCGAGCTTCGTGCCGAACGGACGTTCCAGGGTGAGACGCGATTCGTGTTCGAAGCGCTGAACCCGATCGTGCTTTGCGACATGGACGTTCCGGAGTGGTGGTATGCCTGATCACGAGACACTGACAATTCCGATCGAGGAACGTCGCGAGGCTGAACGACGTAAGTACCTGACCCTCGCGGAGCGCTCCAATGGCACCCGTGCGTATGGTGGCACGAACCATGGTCGTCATGCGTACGCAAAGGTGATCTCGTGGCAGCCGCGATTCGTAGTGGACATGGGGTGCGGCGACAACACCTTCATTCACGAACTGCGCCGTCGCGGAATCGATGGGCTTGGTATCGACTTCGCCAACGTTGAAGCGGACATCGGCGCGCCGATGCACCGCGTGCCGCTTGCATCCGGCATTGCCGACATCGTGACCTCGTTCGACGCCCTCGAGCACCTGCTGCCCGACGACGTTGACCCAGTCCTCACAGAGATGAGGCGCCTCGGGCGTCCAGGCGGTCACTTCATCTTCTCGATCTGCTCGCGCCCCAGCCGAATCACCGTGGACGGGCAGAATCTCCATCCGACTGTTCAGCCACTGGATTGGTGGATCGATCGGATCTCGCGGGTCGGCGCTGTCCTGACTGCCGGGCAGTCAGGACGTTACATCACGGGGACATGGCATGCGTGATCACGACGGCGACATTGCAGCATTGCAGGCTGGCTTACATTTGAAACGACCCGCAAAGAGTGGAGTGCGGCTCTACACGACCGACTTCGACAGCGTCTCGCTCTCGAACTTCTATCGCGGGCGCAGCGCGTTCCTCGTTCTCTCGGGACCATCCCTGGCAGAACACGACCTTTCGCAACTGAACACACGCGGCATCGTCACGATGGGCGCGAACAATTCATGGTCTGTTTATCGCCCGAACCTGTGGACGTGCGTGGACTCGCCAGGCCGGTTCATTGACACCGGCTGGAAGGATCCGGGCATCCTGAAGTTCGTGCCCATGTCGAGCTGGAACGGCCGGCTCCGCATTCAGAAACCAAATGGCACGATGAAACCGAGCGCATTCCGTGTGAAGCAGATGCCGTCGGTCTTGCTCTACCGCCGAGGCGAGCACTTTGACCACCGCAAGTTCCTCGACGAAGACACGATCTGCTGGGGCAACAACAGCGCGACCAAGGACTCGCTCGGCATCAAGGGCAAGCGCTCCGTCATGCTGGTCGCGCTGCGGCTCCTTCACTACCTGGGCTTCCGCACCATCTACCTCGTCGGCGCCGACTTCAGAATGGATGACGACCGGAAGTACGCCTTCGAGGAGACGCGGACCAACGCCGCCATCCGGCACAACAACGTGCTCTACGAGTCGCTCAATCGGCGCTTCGAGGCGATGGCGGACTACTTCAAGAAGTCGCGATTCACCATCTTCAACTGCACGCCGGACAGCGGCCTGACCGCGTTCCCGCATCTGCCCTTTGAGGATGCCATCGCGAAGGC